ATGCCTAACTTTTCATTATCAACTGAAGAAGTTTCTACCATAGTTGGTGAGCTTAAGAAAGAATTGGTTCCTATCATTATAAAAGAAATTGAAGCCGAAAGAAGTCTTCCACCACTTTTAACACGTAAGCAATTTATGGAATTATGCGATATTGGTGAATCAAAATGTGCCGAATTATTTAATCGCTCTGATTTTCCTGTCTTGAGAGAACTTGGTTATCCGAGGGTTCCGACTAACTTGTTCTTCGAATGGGTTAATAAAAACACGAATAACGCTCAAGAAATAATGTTTTCCATTAAGGCTATGTAGTCAAATTCATTATATGGTCACAGCGTTTTTATTTCAATAAGGAGGCTTAACAATGATAGAAACAACATCAGAAATCAAACGCCGCTGTATAGCCCTTGTACAAGAGGATTATGCGGAAGGATCACCACACACGCTCATTGATCGCTCATTCTTTAGAGATTTTGACCGACTTAAAGGCGTTATCGCATTAGAGCTACACAAGCATGGGTTTCGCACATTAAGCATTCAAGGAGATTTGTTGGTAACTAAATTCTAAAGAGGAGGTGAAACACATGGATAACATTATGGAACAGCTCCAAATGCCGTTTAAAGCAGAAGATATTGAGTGGCGGGTGCAGAGAGCAATGAAGACAAAAAAAGGGCCGAAAGCAACTGTAATGGCATATGTGACGAACCGAGCTATCATGAATCGTTTAGATGAAGTGTTCGGCGTAGGTGGGTGGAAAAACGAATATGTTGAGTGGAGACAAAAAGGCGTTATGTGCGGTATCACAGTCAAAATTGGCGGTGAGTGGGTCACGAAATGGGATGCTTCTGATGAAACGAATATCGAGAGTACCAAAGGCGGTTTCAGTGGGGCTATGAAACGAGCGGCTGTACAGTTTGGTATTGGTCGTTACCTTTACAATCTTGATGAGTATTGGGTGGATATAAAAGACAAAGGTCAATTTTATATTAAATCAGGCAAAGGTAATGATGAAATAACAGGTCGATGGGATGCACCTACATTACCTGCATGGGCGTTACCGAGTAATAATCAACCAAACAATAATCCTACCCCAAGTCACTATCAGGAATTATCTGTTATTGATCTAGAAGCTAAGTGGGAAACGTTAGCTGGCACAAAGGATGGCTTTGAAAAATTCTTTAATGACAAAATTGATGAAGGTCACTCTTACGAAAAAATTAATGATTTTTTACAGAGGAAGATAGATGAAAAACAAAAATAGAGCGCTCACAACCACGAAAGCGCTCTAACATAAAAAGGTTAGTCCAATTATAACACACTTTTCAAATAATGGAGGAATTAATATGACTGAATTACAGAAGCAGGTTGAAGCAATTTTAAACGATGGTGAGCAGGCTGAGGACTTTACCGTATCAAATATGGAGGATGCATTGGTAGCTGACGCTCGCATCATGTACCACAAAGGTAAGCAACAAGAGATTCAAGATATGCTCGACAGTCAATTGGAAGCTCTCAAAAACAAGGAGAATCGCTTGAAAGAGTGGGCAGAAGAGGCTAAAAGACCTTATCTGGAATCCGAGCAATTTTACACGCATCGATTAGAGTTTTTCCTTCGAGAGCAATTGGAAGGTGGGCTGAAAAAGAAATCCATTGAACTACCGAATGTGAAGCTGAAAATGGTTAAACAACAGCCTGAATTTACGAAAGACGAGGACATGCTCTTTAAATATGCCAAAGCTAACGAAATGGTCAAGGTGAAAGAATCGACTGACTGGTCAGCTATTAAGAAAGCGGCCAAGGTTATAAACGGTGTACTGATCGACGAGAACGGCGAACAGATACCCGGTGTAGAAGTAACGCCACGCCCTGACAAATTTAGTCTTGAGGTGATCAAATGAGTGCTAAATCAAAGGAAATCACAAACGCTCAGTTGTTGGTAGATAGAATCATTTGCATAGGGCTAGGAGCGATTTTAGCCATTGGGTGGTTAAGCATATGAGCGATACACAACAGGCTTTACAAGAATGGCTGTCACACATACCTGACAGCCTACACAACGACATACGCAATGCTTTAAAGCAGATGGGGGATAAACGTGGATCTTAAACAGCACTTGGAACATCCATTTTATAAAGAGGCGCATGAGTACAGAGAAGCCGTTCGTAGAGAACAAATAGAGAAGGGGTGTCATAAGTACCCTAAACCCTTTACGCCTTCTGATTGGAGCAACAGCGATCTAGCAAAGCACGCCATGCAAGAGAATGTCGATCAAGCCGTATACATTAGCGGCATGTTAGAGCGGATGGAAGAGCAGCAGGATTTTATCAACCGTTTGTATATCGGGTTTGTAAATGTGACGGATGAACACAAGCAATACGTAGGCGACCACCAAGTAGATAAGGTTGTCCGTGAAACTATTAGACCAACAGATTTACGATTGATTTCAAAGAACAAGTAGTATCCATAAACTGTAGGGGAGGAATTTAAATGGCTGTAATTTATTGTGAAATTTGCGAACGTGAATTAGAACGAGAAACTGGCATATGCGAGGAATGTGTTAGTGACATTGAACTCGGAATTATTAATCCAGAAGAATACGGATGGTAATTCGCAGTATGACCAAACAGCGATAAGGAGGATTAAACATGGTCGCCTTAAATGATCGTATAGATGATCTTGCAGAGGCTGTAAAAATATTAGCTTATCATCAACGATTAAGAAATGATTTGAGAGATACAGAGGTTGAAATGGCAAAGAAAATTGTCGGCAAACCATATGAGTGGGGCACGTACAAAGGTTACCTTATTGCTGGATCAAAACCTCATAAAGTGACCGCTGTTTTAAAGTGCGAGAAGACGGGCCATGAAACACATTGGTTTTATGATGCACATCATATTTACGACCGGATTATTAAATAAGCAAAGGGAATCGGAGTTACTAAACAATTAGGCTATTAGGAGGATCTTATGACGACAAACTTAAAAGATTCACAGGTGACAGCGGTATTAGAAATCAATGGAGAAGTTCACTTGTTAGCTATGGAACAGGAACATTATGAAGCTGTATCGACACTTGTAAAAATGAGCGCTACAACTGCTTATCCAACTGGTAAGAGTCAAACGGAATTACGTGAGTTTTTAGGAATAAACAATTAGGCTACTGCCACTAGGAGGATAAGCATGTCAGCATTTAAAGGTAATCGAAAAACAAATGATATTGATTTTGGTGATTACGTAAAGATCGAACAGCAAAGATACGGAGTAGCGAACGAATGGTATGTGCACAAAGTAATAGGTGCTCTTGAATCTAATACGTGGGTTGAAACGCCAATTGAAATTAGTGGCAAACCAGTCAATCATGACGAGATAAAAAAAGTGCTTAATGTAATATGTTGCGGAGTAGATGAAACCGAAGTATTTAGAGTACTTGAAGAGGATTGCGTACTTATAGAACGATGATACTGCCTATATAGGAGGGAAAACGTTTGAAATCAATATTTAAATATAACTTGAAATTGGTTCTTACACAAAATTTGGAATTGCCAGAAGGGGCAAAAGTTTTATCAGTTGCCAATCAGAAAGATCAGTTAGTTCTATGGGCTATAGTCGATCCAGAAGTAAAAGAAATGGATGATTATACAGTCGTAATCGGAACGACAGGGAATCCATTACTTGATACAGCAAGTTATATGGATTTTATAGGAACTGTAATGTTTGATAATGACACGTTCGTGGCTCACGTATTTTGCGAGAAGCTATAGGAGGGGAAACGGATGCATGAAGTTAAATTTAATTTTGAAGTAGATGGCACCAAAGTAGAGAAGGTACAGACATACAGTACAGAGCCAACTCTGGAGCAAATTAAAAAAGATATGCAAGAGTGGTTCATGAGTGAATGCTACATGTGGTTCGGTTATGAAGAGAACGGCGTTTACAGGAATTTAGCGGATTACGAGTAAGGCTACTACTGTATAGGAGGAATCACTATGAGCGAAATATTAGGCATTGAATCAGGAAGATACATGGATGATGAGTGTTACTTTGTTGGAAAGTTAGCTAACGGTAAGAGTGGTTTAATTGTAACGGAAATCAAAAACTCAACTCTTGATTATGAGGATCATGTTCATACTCAGTATGACATCTATGTTAACGATCAGTTGTACAAGTCGTGGGTAAATGTGCCAGTGAAACTAAGTTACTTTCAGGTATAGGAGGAAGAGGGATGATCTGTTACAAGTGCTCAAGTGAAATGCAGCATACCGACAGTATTAGAAACTTTAAATGGTTTATATGCAAGACCTGTAATTCTAAAGCGCATCAAGTAATTGGATCATCTAGTGAAGTTATGAAGGTAGTCTGGCATAACATTGCTGTGTTAAAAGGATTTGATGCTGATTAACGCTCCCCTCTGTGGGGAGTATCACACTTGGGAGGGAAAATGTATGAAATTGTATTATTCAGATCTAGCAGCTTTAATTTCATTTCTACAAGATAAAGCGGATGAAGAGAAATATAACTCGAGTACGGTTGATGAATTAATTAAATACCTTGATGAAAAACCAGATGGCTTTATTAAGCTAATTATTAATGAGGACTACGAGGGGGATGAGCGTGAATAAAAGGCAGAGAAATAAAATTATAAAAAGAAGTCGCGATAAGTTTCCTTTAACTACGTTAGAAAGTCGAGTAATAGGAAGATGTATAGAGTCTAGCATAGCAAAAGCATTGATCCGACATTAGCTATAAGGGGAGTCAAACTCTCCTTTCAGCACGTTTCGAAACCGAACATACGTACTTAACATCTGGCTAAAAGGTCGAACGCGCCATTTGTCGAAACGTCTCATTACATACTAAAAAGGAGCTGATCACATTACCGTGCGCGCCCCTCCTTCCAGTTAGATTAATTTCGCAACTGGACCTAAACATTTAATTTTCCGTATCTCCTTCCATGCTCATAAGGTCGGAGAGCTTGCAGTCAAAAAAGTCACATAAGGTTTGTATTGTTTCAAAATCTACTCTTGTTGTGTTGTTGTCGTAGATCTTCGTAAGAGTAGGACGACTAATGCCAGTCTTCTTTGCAAGATCGTTTATGCTTTTGATTCTGTTCTTGCCCATAAGAACGTGAAGATGGAATTGCACTTTTCGCATTGTAATCCTCCCTTCCAAATATGTTATCTAGCTTTACAAATATGTTAAACCAAAAGAGCTTTTTATGCAAGTGATTTACCTAAAATGATAGTCTTATTTTACTATATTGTAATTGAAGCTTTACAATAATGGTAAAGTGAAATATAATTATCTACAACAGGAGGTGAAAGAATGGCTCGTTTCAACTTGGAAGAAATGATGTCCAAAGCAGAAATCAAGTCCATTAGTGAACTAAGTTCAATATCGGGAGTTAGTAGACCAACACTACACAGTTGGAAGTTGAATCAGGTATCGAGAATTAACATACCTGTCGCGGAGAAAGTTTGCGAAGCTCTTAATTGTGAAATGGCTGAGCTCATTTCCCTAGATTGATTATAAGATCACTTCCGAGGAGGTGGTTAAGTGGACAAGTTGTAGCGATGAAGCTGTTCTCAATGGGATTGCAGCTTCGGAGCTAATACGAAACGAGCAGCAGGAGCTTTCCTTAAAAACAAAAAGGAGGAATTGACTATGAATGAACTTGTTTTTATTAACAATCACAGAGTAGTAACTGATAGTTTGACTGTCGCTGAGAGGTTCGGGAAAACTCACGATAAAGTTTTGAGGGATATTAGAAACCTTGAATGCAGCAAAGAATTTTCACTCGCCAATTTTGGAGAGTCAACTTACACGAACGAGCGAGGCAGAGAGTACCAAAAGTATTACATTTCTCAAGATGGATTTGCTTTTCTTGTCATGGGATACACAGGGAAAGATGCTAGTCGCTTTAAAGAGACTTATATAAATGCCTTCAATGAAATGAGGGACAAGCTTCTAAGTGTCGCACAACCGTCTTACATGATTAATGATCCAGTAGCAAGAGCGAAAGCGTGGATCAAAGAACATGAGGAGAAACAGCAGTTAGAGCTTCTTGCGGCTGAATACGAAGAGAAAGCAGACTACGTTGACCAAATACTTAAGTCATCTGGAACGATGCTTGTAACGCAAATAGCGGCGGATTACGGACTAAGTGCAAAAGCACTTAACAAGATCCTCCATGAAGAGGGTGTACAACGTAAGGTTGGTAAGCAGTGGGTTTTATACAACAAGCATATGAACAAGGGCTATACCAAGTCTCATACACACATTGATGATGGCGGTAACTCAAGACCTAACACACATTGGACTCAGCAAGGCAGATTATTCATCCATGAAATTATGAAAAAGCGCGGCATTGAAGCGTTAGAAGACAGAAAAAAAGCCACTGCGGCAACAGAGGCTAGTTAATTCCGTATCAAATATTAGGTACTAACAGTATACCATAAAAGGCTTGCTGTTAGTACAACTTTTTAGCAAATAGCAACTATTTTTTAAGGGGAGTTACAAATGGCTAAATTCAGACAGGTACAAACAAAATTTTGGGATGATCCTAAAGTGACTGAGGAACTTACACCAGAGGACAAGCTGTTCTTCCTATATCTGCTTACAAACAAACATACAACTCAAACAGGCATCTATGAGCTTATGAAAAAGGTTGCGGCTTTCGAGATTGGTTATTCGCCAGAGAGTATCAAGTCTCTGTTTGATCGCTTTATCAACCATCACAAGTTAATTAAATACAACGATCTAACGAAAGAGATCGCTATAAAAAACTGGGGGAAATATAACCTTAATCGCGGAGGTAAGCCAGTTGAGGATTGCGTCAAAAAAGAGCTATCTCAAGTCAAAGATAAAACGTTGATCGAGTATGTAAGTGATTCAATTGAAAATCAGAAGCTAAAATCCATCTACGATACGTATAGCAAGGCTTTCAACGATACGTACCACGATACGTCGGAAAAAATTCAACAAGAAGAAGAAAAAGAAAAAGAAGAAGAAAAAGAAGAACAAAAAGAAGAACAAAAAGAAGAAGAAAAGAAAAATCTCTATTTTGACTTCGTCAAACTTACGGAATCCGAACTTAACAAACTCGTTGATGATCTTGGAAAAGATATAACAAGAGATCTAATGATTAGGCTTAACGATTATATAGGCAGTACAGGAAGAAGATACAAAAGCCACTACTTCACAATAAAGTCTTGGTCTAGAAAAGGAGGCGTTAAGGTTGATTCAGGCAACAGCAAGGGCAATAAGCCAAGTGATGGAGCAGAATACGACGAACTTTCCCTCTAAAGACGGTGGGGCTGAATGCCCCCATTGTGGAGAGTTTATCCCGCAAATGAAGGTTGAGATTCTTAATCGAACAAAGATTGTTCAGCCAGTGTGTGAGTGTGTGACTCGCAAAATGAAAGAAGAAGAGATTAAGAGAGAGCGATTCGTGCAGGATAAAACAACTAAGCGTTTGTTTAATATCTCGACTATGGGTGAGAAATTCGCCAATTCAACGTTTGAAAGCTTCATTCATCGATCAGGAACGGAAAAGCCATTTAAAGCGGCGCGGAAATACGTGAATGAGTTTGAAGAGTTCGGCGGTACATCTTTAGGAATCTGGGGTAGCTACGGCAACGGTAAAAGTCATATAGCTGCAGCAGTGGCAAATGAATTAAATAGTAAAGGACATACGGTTGTTTTCCAAACGACAAAGGACATGTTGGACAAGCTCAAGAGCACGTTTGGTGACAAGAGCAATTTTAAATACGACGAAGTAATAAGGGCATTGGTAACATGCGATTTGCTTGTGCTAGATGATATAGGGGCTGAAAAAGTAACGGAATGGGTGGAAGAGACGTTCTTTGGCATCATAGACCACCGTTATCGTAAGAAGCGCCCAATTTTCTATACAAGTAATTTAAAGCCATCTGAACTGCATGAGAAGATCGGTGGACGTTCAGTGGATCGGCTAAGTGAAATGTGTATCACGATTGAAAATAAAGCAACGAGCTATCGAAAAGAGCTTGCGAAAGAGCGTTTAATAAATTTTGCGAAAGATTTGGAGGCATAAACCATGTGTAAATGTACAGTAGGTAAAAACATACCAGGGGGATGGTTAATAACCCCCTGCACCTGTGAAGAGTCAGATTACAAATATCAGCATTATCTTAACGAAACACGACCAAGACGTATGAAACAACTAGCAGAATTGGAGGCGAGGCTTCGTGATGAAGAACGAACAGCACTTGCCCAATAGAACGTGGGCAGAGCAAAAGATTAGCTTAAAAGAGGGCGCTTATGTGGCGGGTATCCAGTTCAACTATCTATGGACACCTGAAGAAAAGCGAGAGTTTAAAAAGCTGTGGAAGGAAGGCAGAGGAGTCATGGACATTGCCGAGCACTTCAATCGATTCTGGGTAGATGTTTTTATTCTAGCTGCTGATTTTGTAGATAGAGGAATATTAAAAGAGCGAGAAAGGCCGTTCTTCCAATGAAAGAGATAAATGGAGAGTGGCTAGATATTGACCAAGCCTTTGATAAGTATGAGAAGTACGTGAAAATAGCTGCCCTTAAAAGATTTAACCAAGCAAAGGCATACGGGATGGAATTTGCCGATGTCTACAACATTAGTGCTATAGGGTTTACTAAGGGCTACCATTCGTATGATGAAAAATTCGGGAAGTCATTCGGATCACATGCCTTTAATAATGCTACGTTTGAAATTTTAAAAGCATTTCGAGATACAAACATAAAGATTCATGTGCCCAGAACGGTTAAAGAGAGTTTGTTGAGTATTAAGAAGATACCGAATTATGAATCTAAAACGGTTGATGAACTGAGTTTTTTAATTGGAGCGAAAAAAGATTTGGTTGAACAAGCGATAATTTGCATAAATCAATCTTTTGTATCTAGTGATAAGCAGATTAAAAATCAAAAAGGGAGAAGAATAGAAGATTACCTTGAATCGGCGCCATTAGACGAAACACAAGTTTTCGTCGAAGAGTTTTTCTCAAAATTAAATTATAAAGACAGGCAAATGCTCAAGCTTTATTTACAAGAGCACACTCAAAGTGAAATTGCTGAGATATTCGGAATAACACAAGCTCATGTTGGACGGATATTGCGAAAAAAGATAGCTAAATCATGGCAAGAATACGCGGAGGTGTAACGATGCAAGACCTATCGCAACAGTTCAACCCTGTTCCTAAGTTTAAGGAGAAGCGGCCAAAGAAAAGCAAGAAGATGCAGCAATTCAAAGGCGTTAAGATTCCATCGCGTAAAACGAGAGGGCAGATATGCAAAAAGGATTACGAGAAGGCAATGGAATACTGGGGCGACGGATGTGCAATGACAGGTCACACAGCGATAGAAATGCACCACGTAAAGTTTAGGAGTCAAGGCGGTAGAGGATCATGGCGCAACCTTGTGCCGTTGGTTGAATCACTGCATAAGAAATGCCATCAAGACCGATCACATGCCGATTATTGGCGAGAAGAGCTAGAATCTCGCTTCGGGAAATGGTATTGGGCAGATCGATTCGACCTTTACAAAGAAGGGTTAATACCGAACGCAACGCATGAAGCATTCGAAAAATTCATGATAGCGGAGCAAGAAAAATGCGGTGGTTAACGTACCATCGAGAAGGCGAAGAGCGATTGTTAGTCATCCAGATATACGCAGAGGGAGAAACGGAACGAAATGTAGCGAAAGATAAAATACCGGGCAGGGTGAGAAAGCCTCTGTCCGATTGGGAGGGAGTAACCCATGAGTGAAGCTCCTTATACGCATTGTAAAAGGTGCCAGCGCAAGCTAATGAGTCCAGAAAGCCAAATGATCGGGTACGGAAGAGTTTGCGCTGAGAAAGTCAGGTACATGCAATCTATGGATCTAATAACACTATTAGGAGGCAATGAAGAACATGTTAACGATACAACATAACGGCGACAACACAGCAGACATATACAAAGGCATCAGCATAGTAGCTAGGTTGGCGCGTCAGGCTAATGGAACAGTGGCGGTAAAAGTACTTACAGACGGACATGACGAGATCGCAGACGACGAGCAAAAAGCTCTGTTAATCATAAAGGAGCGAGTATAGATGGGTTTGCCTATTGAAAAGCAGACCTTTTACTCCATTACTATCGGGAAAGACATCCACGACATAACTGGAAGAAAAAGAACCAGAATGGGTTACGTTGTACTGTTAATTAAAACCCATCCAAATGGTGATGTATCAGGCTATGTTATGGAACACAGGGTTATAATGGAACATCATTTAGGGCGTTATTTAAAAAGTGATGAAGTTGTACACCACTTGAACGAAATTAAGCACGATAATCGACTGACTAACCTAGAAGTGATGAATCATACGGATCATACAGTTATGCATCATACAGGATTGAAAAGATCCGAAGAGACAAGAAAAAAGATATCCAAAAAAGCAAGGCAACGATATAAGGATCGGAAAGATCACCCTTTCTATAAAGATGTGGATGAACAGTTAAAGCAATTCTTTCTCATGGGCAAGAAACCGACAGAAATTTCGCGTCTTTTAGGGATTTCAAGAAGGTCTGTTTATAACAAAATAAGCTATCTAAATTTAAAGGAGGATAATAACAATGCTCAATAGAGTAATTTTAGTTGGTCGCCTTACGCGCGATCCTGAGCTTAAATTTTTGGCTAATGGAACGGCTGTAGCGAACTTTACAATTGCCGTAAATCGACCATTTTCTAATCAACAAGGAGAAAGAGGAGCAGATTTTATCAACTGTGTTATATGGCGCAAACCAGCAGAGAACGTTGCTAACTTCCTCAAGAAAGGAAGCCTAGCGGGTGTGGATGGCAGAATACAGACGCGCAGCTACGACAACAACGAGGGGAAGAGGGTTTTTGTGACTGAGGTAGTCGCAGAGTCGGTGCAGTTCCTAGAGCCGAGGAATAGCCAAGGTGGAGGCAATAACACGAATAACAATAACGGTAAGTACGACAACGATCCGTTTGCAAATGACGGTTCGATTGATATTAGTTCGGATGATTTACCATTTTAAGAAAGGGTGAATGCTGTGGCTAAGACAGAATTAACCCTTCAACTTGAAAGGGCCATATACAAAGCGACTATCAAGCAAGGGACTTTTGGTGGCTTCGAGGTAACAATTGGCTGGTTTGGCAAAGAGCGCGTGGATTACATGACTTACGACACAAAAGGTGTTTGGCGTTGTTATGAAATTAAAGTGTCTGTTGCGGATTTTAGAAGCAAAGCAAAAAAGACTTTTGTCGGTCACTTAAACTATTACGTTATGACCGAGGAGCTTTTTGACAAGGTAAAGGATGAGATACCGCCGGGCATTGGAGTTTATGTGCATGGGTGGTGCAAAAAGAGAGCGCGCAAACAGGAACTTTTAATTGATGAACAGGTGTTAAAAGATAGCATGATTCGATCACTAGCTAGAGAAGCGGAGAAGTTATTTAACGGCAATGATCCCGACTTTGTAAATTATATGAATCGTCGTATCAGTTATGAACGGTCGCAGTATGAACGTATGAGAGATGAATACTCCAACTACCGCAGAGAAGTCGAAGAGAAATACGGCCGTAGGTGGAATAGACAGGAGATGAAACAATGTTAATTACATTTCAAATCATTTTAGCAATCATGATCGTAATATTTGGACTCGGAACAATCGGAGAAAAACACGAAGAAGACAAACGAACATATAGCTTGGTGACATGTGTAGCAATAGCGGCAATGGCAGTAACCATTATATTTTAGGAGGCGCTTATGAATCTAACAAAGCTGTTTCAAATACAAAAAGAACTAGACGAGGCAATCATTGAAAAGAAAGAACTCCAAGGCAAAGATCTTTTGCCTGAACGCATCCTAGCCCTTCTAGTAGAGCTAGGAGAGTGCGCCAACGAGTGGAGAGGGTTTAAGTTTTGGAGCGAGAATCAGAAGGCGAGAACTTTTGCACCGAGAATGAAATACAGTGACCCAGAATTAAAACTAGGTGCATATCCAGCACCTTATAATCCACTCCTCGAAGAGTATGTAGACTGCCTGCACTTTGTATTGAGTATAGGGAATTCTGTCATAGATCCTGAATTAAATGGATTAGTGGATAACATTTATTTCTACCATGATGATGCAAAAGATCAAGAAAATGTGACCAACTATTTCTTACGTATGTTTGATAAGGTCGGTGACTTTAGTGCTTACAATACGGTCGGAAATTTCAAAAGCATGTTAAATATCTTCTTGGTGATAGGAGAAAGTCTTGGATTCACATGGGAAGAGATCGAACAAGCCTACTTAGACAAGAACAAAATCAACCACGAACGGCAAGCAAACGGCTATTAATGGTGAAACCTAAATGGTCTGATGCGGTAAGGGAGCAGAGAGAGGGTCCTGCTCCTGAGCCGGAGGTCAGAATGAGACATGGACGGTGTGAATGTGGTGATGGAAGATTCAAGCTGAGAGTGGCGAAAAGCGAGTGGACAAGAACCTGTAAGGGATGCGGAGAGGAGCAAGAAGTGTGATCCATTTACCAAAGATATTTATTAGCTCATTTATATTACTAGCAGCAGTGATTGTATATTGTTCCATTGCTCTTGCTCTAATGGGAAGAGAGGAGCGGCGCAATGGCAAAGATAAAAAGCAGAAAGACAAGCTACTACGGAAATGAATTCGACTCCAAGGCAGAAGGTGAGTTCTATCTCCTGCTAAGGTCAGACGAGAACGTAAAAGCAATTGAATTACAACCGCAGTACACGCTCTTGAGCGCCTTTTCTGTGCCGTGTTACCGATGTGAGGGTAATGGGAAGGTCGAGAATAAAAAAACGCTCAGAATGAACAAATGCACGTTGTGTAGCGGCACAGGTAAGAGGATGCGCCAGCCATGGAAGTATACTGCAGATTTCAAAGTGACTTATAAAGATGGCAAAGAGGAAGTCATTGACGTAAAAGGATACGCAAATGAACGCTTTCCACTCGTTAAGAAGATGTTTGAGAGCGTAATGGGCATAGAGTTGGTTGTCTGGCAGAAGAACAATAAAAAGGGTTGGGTGAGGAAATGAATAGTTTTGAGTATGATCTTTCGATAAGAGGAATAGACAACCGCTATATTAAACAGTTAAGACTTCTTGCTGAAGGGTATGCATCAACTAATCCAATTTCATTACCGGAATCATACCGAATTTTATTAGAGGCTTGGGATGTTCTTTGGTGGATGGAGCAGGATGATCGGTATAAAACCTTAGCAGCTTTATATGAGTGATTTACAAAGCGTCATCCAGTCAATGCGAGAGGTGCAGCAGAGGCTAGATGTGACCAGTAAAAAGATCTTTAATCTAGCGAAAGATAAAGCAGAAACGGAAAAAGCATACAAGATTGCGTTAAGGCAGGAGATCTTGAGGTTAAAAGATGATCGAAAGTACCCGGCTACACTCATTCTTGAATTAGCAAAGGGGCAAAAAGACATAGCAGAACTTCGTTTTAAGCGTGATATAGCTAGAGAAATGTATAAGGCAGGGCTAGACAGCATGAACAACACACGAACCGAAGCAAGCCTGTTACAAAGCATATTGAGGTGGCAGAACGAAACCGGTTAAGAAAAGGGGAGAGTGCATGAGTAAAGTCGATTTCATAGAAAAACCATTTGAAGAGCTGACTGTAGAAGAATTTAGAAGCATGAGACGCAACCCAAAAGGCTCAATCTCCCTAACAGACTTCTTAGGCCATTATAACATCAGTATTCAAGAATATTGGGATTACGTCACTGAGAATAAAGGGGTTGCTATAGTTCATGAAGAACGGCAGACACTCACTAACTATAAAGCTGCACAAAATCAGAGACAACCAGATGAACTAGAATACACCGGGGCAGAGATACAAGGGTTTCGAATGTTACGAGGCTATAACACTAACAAAATGAGTCATCGGATTGGAATATTTGCGGACGAACTTAAGAGATACGAGCGTCGTAAAAAAGTGCCAAATTGGATTGCGGATAGATATATAAGTGATCTCATGATCACGAAAAATGAAATACATCGATTAAGAATGTACCTAGGCAGGAGAACAAAAGGGTTTGAAGCAGAACGCACTATACCAGAATTTATAAAAAACGAAGTTAGGAAGCGTGATCGTAACAAGTGCACTAAATGTTTTAGTGAAAACAGATTGCATTTTCATCATAAAGAACGATTTTCAAAAGGTGGACTTCATGTAGAGAGTAACATTGTGCTTCTGTGCGCCGCTTGTCATGCGGAAGAGCATAAGAGTGAACAATCGTATTGGTTACTAAAGAAGATGGCTAAAGATGCACGTATCAACGAATAATAGGGGGGTTCTTAATGACAGCAATCGCAGAAAGAAAAGCTTATAATTCAAGGTTAAAACATGTGGAGGCTGAGTTATACCAATACCCTCATATCGTGAAAGAAATAGAAAAGCGCAGAATGGAATTGCTTTACCCTTATCAAGAATATGTAGATGAAAACCAAGGGAAGGGGGTAAACAGCGTACGAGCAATTTCGCGACAAACAGAGCGAATTGCAACCCGTCTTGTTGAAGATCGTAAACTTAGAAATTATGAAGAGATAGCTGATGCGATCGAAAGGGTATATAACGGGTTAGATAAAAATCAAATGAAATTTGTGAGGGTTAAATATTGGAGCGGAAAAAATTATTCTGCAATTCAAGTTGCTGACATGATAAATGTGAGTGAAAGAACATGTCATTATTACCGAAAAAAAGTGTTAGAAGAAATAGGGCACATAATTGGATGGGTGTAAGTTTGCAGTAAGTTTGCAGTTTTCGACCCTAAATCCATAGTAATATGTAAGTATGGGATAATACCCAATACGATATAACTTATTCCGCACTCCATATTGGGGCTAGAGGCGTGTAATGCGCACAAAGATTGGGCTGTCCATGCCTCACGTGGAGTGCAAACCTATAATATCACGTACCGTAAGCAAGATAAGCCCCTCACTCCAGTGGTCTTGCTTACGCAAGCGTGAAAAACTACACATCGGTGACGGAATAGGTAGACGTTAATCAGGTATAGGAGAGCTATTCGGGGATCAGTAAGTAAGGTAGGAACACAGCCGAATAGAGGTGGAAAGTCGTGTCCTTTGCTCTTTTGAGTAACCGTACACCTACCCATAGCAGTAAAACGAGGCGTCTGATGTCACGCCTATCCTATACTTTGTTAGGTGCAAATCCTAACCCGATGAACAAACAAAAAAGAAGCGTGTACGAGCTTAATAGCCGTATGCGCTTTTTATATTAAAAGGAGATGAATTAAATGAACATAGAACAAATAGCGAAAACAGCGCATGAAGTCAATCGTGCCTATTGTCAAGCAACAGGAGATCAGAGCCAACCGAAATGGGAGGAAGCTCCGCAGTGGCAAAAGGATAGTGCAATCAATGGCGTTTGTTTTCACTTAGAAAATGATGTGACGCCAGAACAATCCCATGAGAACTGGATGAAAGATAAACAAGAGAACGGATGGAAGTATGGAGCTATAAAAGATCCAGAGAAGAAAGAGCATCCTTGTTTCGTCGCTTATAGCGAGTTACCGAAAGAACAACGTGTAAAGGACTACTTATTCAAGGCGGTAGTCGATTCAGCTAAGTAAAGGCGTCCTAGCGGACGTCTTTTTATATTCGCTCTTAAGGAGAATAAACATGAAGAAGATCGATCCCAATAAAGATTGCGTAAAATGCGTATTTGCCCAGAAGATATACGAGACAGAGGAAAAGACAAGAATGTTTTGTACGTATGGGGCAGGGTGTGTGAAAAAATAACAGGATAATCCTCTTTGATGTCGAATAGTGCGGAAAGGGGGTTTTTGTATTGAAAGTTAAATTAAACCAAGCTATTAAGAAATACATGCTTGCTGTTGCGGCAATAGGACAAAGGATGACCGCTACAAGCGAAAAGTTTAAAACTGCTGAACCGAAAGGGTTAAGTGAAGTTATAGCAGTGAAAGAGATTTATAAAGAAGGTATAATGGAATTTGAAAATCAGTTTAAGGATTTAAAGAGGCTTGAAGCTCCCATTGAATTGAAACAAGAGCACAATGAGCTAATCGAAGCTTATAGGCAGTTTGTCGACGCTACTCAAGGTATGTCTGATACTCTTGATACAGTTAACATCAAGACAGATTCTGAAAAATTTGAGGTTGAAAAAGACAAACAAATAAACGCGAGTAACAGAATTGTTCAAATATCTAATAGAATTGTTCAGAAAGTCAGAATGTGATACCTGAAAAGAGGACTACCTTACGAGGCGGTTCTCTTTTTGTGTGTTAAAGAGGAGGGGTTTAGGTGGAAGAGGTCATATTGACGCAAGAACAGTTGCAAGAGCGTTTAGAATACTGGCAAGGAAAACTTAGACTGAGGGATTGGATCATCACAGCTAAGATAAAACGGCTGGTTGAATTTGAAGTTACTGGTCGCGCTGGTGAAATACATGCTCTTTACGAGTCGAGAGAAGCGGCAATTAAAATACTAGATCCGATGGATTGGAACGGCTCAGATGGATTTCCTCTCAATGACATGGAGCATACGTTAGTACATGAGTTATTACACATACACACTATGCCTATCAACAAGGATAAAGAAGATATAGGGGGCGGTTGTGTGTTTGAAGAGCAAGCTATAGAAAGTATCACAAGAGCCTTATTGTCGCTAGATCGGGAATAATGTAAGATATGGAAAAAGAGGTGAGCGGTTGTGAAGAAAAAGAAGATACCTGATTTAAACGTAATCATTGAGCTTGAAGCGGAACGCATGAAACAAGACAGGGAATTCGCGCAATGGCTACATACGATTCTGCCTAAGATCAAGAACAAGACCATCACAGAGGGTGAGACAGTAGCCGTAACGCAAGCTTTAGAAGCGAGATACATGAAATACCACGCAAAGTAGTCCGAGGGGCTGCTTTTTTATTATGAAAATTGAGGGGTGAAATGATGAATTGTTATGGAGTTTATAAAGGGTATAAAACTGGTGGAGTTGTAGGTACACCATGTGTAGATTGGGCGGCACCTGCTGCATCTGTGGTAATGGAAAACAGTGCAATTCAATTCTCAGTTGAAACGATAAAATTCGAGGATGGAGAGCGGATAAAGCTGACTGCAAGACGATTAGATAAGAAGTACTTAGCGGAGTCTGTACCTATGACCGATAAAGAGCGCGAGTTCTATCTGGAACACAAAGATGAATTTATTCGCTTATTGGTTAACGATGATAGATATACAAAGCCGGTAGGTTTGTATAGTGGCATTATTTAAATAGATCAGCAAAGAAGGGGGCAGAGGTGTATGTAGATGGCTAGACAGAGAGATCCAAGAAGAGACGAAGCGTATGAGATATGGAAAGAGACAAAGAAGCCGTTGAAAGAGATAGCGGAGGAGTTAGGTTGTTCCCCGTCTCAGATACGCAAATGGAAGAGCCATGATGAATGGGAGCGCAATGGTAACGTTACTAATGGCAAAGGGAGCGTTACTAAAAAGAGCGCACCAGATAAATCAAGAAAGAAACAACAGAATCGGAGTGGTAATCCCAATCCACAAAATCAATTTACCGAACGGAACAGTGCCGCGCTAAAGCACGGGCTTTTTTCTCGTTACATGCCAAAAGAAACATTGGAGATCATCGGTATGCTTGAAGATGCAAACCCTGTTGATCTTTTGTGGGATCAGATACAAATACAATACGCCGCAATTTTGCGTTCTCAAAAGATTATGTGGGTGAACGATGCCAATGATTCTACAAGGGCGCTCACGAAAGTTAAGGGTGGCTTGAAAGTCGATTCAGAAGGTAACTTGGTAAAGGTTGCTTTTGCAGAAGAGCTTCAATACGACAATCAATATGCATGGGATAAGCAAGCAAACTTCTTGAGCGCGCAGTCTAGAGCTATTGCAGAGTTACGCTCATCCATTAAACAGTTTAACGATATGGCACATGAAGATGATACTCGCAGACTCAAGTTAGAACAGTTGCAGCTTAACGTTAACAAGACAAAAGCGGAAGTCAGTCTCCTCTCTAATGATGAAGAAGAGTACGAAGATGACGGCTTTATGGATGCGATAAAGGGCGCTAGTGAGCAGGTGTGGAACGATGAAGAAGCTTAAACCTGCGCTGTTTAAATTTAAACCGTTCAGCACGAAGCAACTCAAGGTATTAACATGGTGGCAAGATGCATCGCCTTTTAAAGATAACGATGGCATCATATGTGATGGTTCAGTCCGAGCGGGTAAGACGGTTGTCATGTCTCTCTCGTACATTATGTGGGCAATGGAGACATTCAACGAGGAAAACCTTGGCATGTCTGGTAAGACGATAGGAGCGCTTAGACGGAACGTTATTACACCGTTAAAGCGAATGCTCAAGTCTAGGGGCTATCACGTTAAGGATCACCGCGCAGATAACTATTTGTCCATTACATTCAGAGGTAAGGCAAATTACTTCTATATCTTTGGTGGTAAGGATGAAAGTAGTCAAGACTTAATCCAAGGTATTACCCTTGCGGGTATGTTCTTTGATGAGGTCGCGCTCATGCCTGAATCATTTGTTAACCAAGCAACCGCGCGTTGTTCGGTGGACGGGTCGAAGATGTGGTATAACTGCAATCCTGCTGGACCGCATCATTGGTTCAAAACGAAGTTTCTTGATCTTAAGCACGAAAAAAGACTGCTACATTTACACTTTACGATGGATGATAACCTTTCGCTCTCAAAAGCGATTAAAGAGCGATACAAGCGGATGTACACGGGCATATTCTATAAGCGCTATATCTTAGGTCTATGGGTACTCGCTGAGGGCGTTATCTATGACATGTTTAATAAAGATTATCACGTCGTACCTACAGAGGAACGGCGCTATTCGCAGTTTTATGTATCGATTGACTACGGAACGCAGAACCCTACGACATTTGGATTGTGGGGCAAGGAAAAGAACACGTGGTATAAGGTGAAAGAATACCACTACGATGGTCGCGAGAAAGGCAAACAGAAGACGGACGTTGAGTATAGCCGTGATCTAAAAGAGTTTACAAATGGTTATCGCATATCCTCTGTCATTGTCGATCCCTCTGCTGCTAGTTTTAAGGCTCAGCTTAAAAGAGATAGCTTTAGGGTGCAAGACGCAAAGAACGATGTAGCGAACGGTATACAGAACGTAGCAAGCGCGCTGAACCGTATGCTCATTCTCTACAACGACTGTTGCATTGAAACATTTAAGGAGTTCAGCTCCTATACGTGGGATCAGAAAGCGGCTAAACGCGGCGAAGATAAACCAATCAAGCAAAACGATCATCATATGGACGGTGATCGTTATTTTGTGAACACCATTATATTTGCAAAGAAAGCGGGGTTAAGTTCAACAAACCCTTGGTAGGAGGTGACACATGGCATTACGAACATGGGACAAGTTTGACAAGAGCATCATAGAAGAGACACACGGAAGCATTGAGCGGTACCGCGACCTGTACGAAGGTAATCATATTGAATTGTTCCCACGCGCTAAACGACTAGCGCAACAAGGCGAGATCACAGACGCAATCGCAGAGGGGAATCATGTAGCACAACAAATACAGACGCCTTACATCATAGCGAATGTGAGTAAGTTAATACCAGAGATACCTGCGGTACTCGTTGCTCGTTCGATTGGTTCGGTCACATCCTCGCTTTTAAGACGACAAGAACAGATCGAAGAGCTGGACGACGAAACAGACAGCATGATAGAGGGACCAGATGACAACTCGCTAAATGCTGAAATACTGGACGCGCAACAAGAGATCATTGAACAAATTGAGAAGAACAGCAAGCTTCGTACCGAACATTGGACGAACATAGTTCAGCATCAGGTAGATGGTGGTTTGGTTGGTTGTGTATGGATCGACGAACTGGGCCCACGTATGGAAATGAAACAGCGTGACGTTTATTTTCCGCACGATGACGATTTGGGTGTAGATCTGGTTTATGATCGCAAGATCGATGACGACCGCTATTTACACGTTTACCGTGAACGAGTGGAGAAAGATGGATTGCACACTGAACATCTACTCTTTATGGGTGAGGACAACAGCACTGAGTTTATCCCTGTTGATGAAGAGGAAGCGAAACAGCTACTTGGTATGAAGGATCTCAAGAAGGTATACAAAGGGCGCAACCGTCCATTTGTTGTGTATTGGGCAAACGAGAAGACATTCCGAAACCCGCTAGGTCGTAGTTGCCTTAAAGGCATAGAAGGAAAGCAGGATGAAATCAACTGGACACTAACGCGCTCGGCTATAACTTTTGAGCGTAATGGTAAACCTCGTATCGCAGTGAGTGAAGAAGTATTCAGTAGATTGGAAGAGTTAGCGGCTCAACGCTATGGGGAAGACAACCCGGAGAAAAAGATTGATCATCGCGATTTAGAGATCACAACGTTTGATGAGAACGGAAAAGCGCTTGAGATCATTCAAATTGATACGAGCAAGATTGGTGACATTGAGACTGTGCGCAACCTTATGCAGATGGTTCTGTCAGAAACGCGTACAAGCTCAAAGGCGATTGATTACTACTTAGGTGAGTCAACTGGTACCGCATCCGCTCAAAGTGGTGTAGCGAAGTTCTACGACCTTCTAACATCCATTCTAAAAGCGGAGCAGATACAAAGCGAGTACATCTACTTCCTCCAACAGCTCTATGAAAATATTTTGTGGCTCATGGCAGAAGAGGATGAGGCGGTAATGATTGAGGAACCGGACATTGCAATTCGTTCTATGATTCCAATTAGCCGCAAAGAATTGCTGGAAGAGAACGCGATGGCTTACGAGAAAGGCACGCAGAGCCTTGAAACAACTGTGCGCAACTGTAACCCTCTGGCATCAGAAGAGTGGATACAACAAGAGCTAGAGCGCTTAGAAATGGCATCAGAAACGCCTAATACATTTGGTGGTGGCACGTTGTCGAGTTACCTTGATAACCGCGACCAACCGTTGACGAGCGATGAAGAATGAACATTGACCAACTTCTACGCTACTTCTCTGATGCTCTAGAAGACATTTACCGTAACGTCGGTAGTATAGAAGGTTTATCGACCGACAGAGGCGCACAGGAGCTTATACGTTCAATCTCTGACACACTCGATAGTTTAGGAATAGCCATTGAAGAAGTCTTGCCTAACGAAATCCTAGAAGCGTATACGTCTGGTTTGATAACAGGTAATACGCTGCTAAGGGAAGAGGGGTTGGCGGTCGCTGGCATTGTGAAGAGTGACCAAGCGGTTATTCGTCCCATTCTACAGCGTAAGTTACACCGAGAGGCTTTATTTGAGATCACAAACAGTGGAATGGAAGACATACGAGCTTCGCTCGAAGTTGCCAAGAGTTATATGGCCGCTGATATTAATCAGGTCAGACAGACCTTTAAAGATGATATGGCGCGTGGGTCTATTCAAGGTGATCATAATCGCGTGATATCCGCTCGCATCAGCCAGAGATTTAAAGAACATGGCATTGTCGGTCATCGTACTATTGATGGGAAGCTGTTACCAATCGACTTCTACGCTAGTACAGTGGTTCGAACGAAACTAAGGGATGCTAACACGAAAGGCGCTGTCAATCGCTACACTGAAAACGGAGTGACAACCGTCAAGATAAGCGGTCAGGGGCAAACGTGTCAGGTATGCGCTAGATATCAAAACCTTGTCGTGAGCTTAACAGGTGAGCATGAAGGGTTTGCGTCAATCAATGACAACAATATTAAGCTACCGCCGTTTCATCCGAACTGCCGTTGTACATGTAGACCTTATGTTATGGAATACAAGACACCTAAAGAGATTCAGGAAGAGAAAGACCGGTGGAAAGCCTTTGATCCTGTGAAGGATGTTCGCTCCCCTGCACAAAAGAGAGCGTATGAAAGAGAGCAAAAACAACGCGTACAACGTAACGCCGAAAAGAAACAATACGCTGAAATGGTCATGTTGCTAGGTGATGATGCCCCTAAGACATTAGGCGCCTTTAGACGTATGAAGAAAGTCAACTCGCTTAATTTTCGAGATAAGAAAGCAGAAATGCGAGCAATCAAACGAAACGCAAAAGCCTCTAGTGGATAGTGGCTTATTTGTCGTGTCAAACCGTGCTGCGACACAACGCAACATTAACCATGTACGAGTAAATAATGGGATCGCGCACCAGAAGCGCAGATGAAAGGAGAACGATTATGTTTGCTAAACCATTGTATACGAAGGCTTTGCCTATGAACCTACAATTCTTTGCGGAAGAGGAAGAGCAGGACGATTTAGACCAAGAGGAAGAGGAATCTACCCCTGACCTTGAGGAGTTACTAAAAAATCCTGAATTTAAAAAGCAATATGATGCAAAGGTAGGGAAAACGATCAAGCGTCGTTTAAAGAATGCAAAGAAGGAAAAGTCGGAGGAACAAGAGGAGCAAAGTAATCAAGAAGAGGAAGAGGATAATAAATCTAATTCTAAACTTGATGAGCACGAAGAGCGTCTCGCCCGCGCTGAGCGTAAAGAGAAGAGGGCAGCGGTCAAAGAATACGCAATGGAAAATAAGTTCAACGCTAAACTCGCAACGAAGCTTATCAGTATTGATGAGATTGAATTGGATGATGATGGCGAACCAACGAACTTAGAGGAGCTATTCGAAGACCTAGCAGAAGAGTTTCCTGAATTCTTCTCTGAAAAAGAGGAGGAAGAGGAATCTTCTAAATCTGGTTATGGTCCAGGAGTGAAACAAAAGAACAATAGTGGAACTAAAAAGAAAGACACCCGCGAACTTGGTAAAAACGCTTATGCGCGTGCTAAAGCTAGCGGTAAAATTCGCTAAGGAGGAAACGACATGCCATATTATTCTAAAACGAAAAGAAAAGAACCGGAATTTCGCGGTGGTATTAACATCTTGTCTTCTGAGCATTTCCAATATATTGAGGCAGGTATCACGCTAGATGCGGAAGCTATTGGCGAAAAATACTTACCTGTAGGCACACCTGTTGCGCGGAACTTAGAAACTGGAAAGTTTGAGGTTTACGCAGATGATACAAGTGGTGAAGAGCCTGCTTTGCCATCTGGCTACGATGAATTCGCTTTACTCAATGTTGATGTAAACATGCAAGGGGAGGATGCTATTGTAGGTGAAGTACTTATTCGTGGTTCAGTTTATGATGCTAAACTGCCTGATACGGTTACAGAGACATTTAAAAAAGCAACGCACCCATTCTTGCGTTACACAAAAAATATCATTCAATAAGAGGAGGATACACACATGGCAGGTATTACACATCTTGAAGAATTTCAAAGCGAAGCTTTACGAGGTCTTGTAGATGCGTCTGCAGAAGACGTACAAGCTACGGAAGCTGATAGCTTTTTACCAACACGACAGACTTATGATCGTAAGTTTGCTTATCAAATTGTTAAAAACACACCACAAATTGGCGCTTACATTGGTTACGGTGCAGAGCCGCCAGTTGTAGATCGCAACGCTGTTGCATCAATGGCTGATGAGATTGCTTATTACGGTTTGAAAGACATCGTTACCTACGAGGAGCTACAAGCAATCAATGAATCTCGAAACAATCAAGAGTTTCAGGCAATGATTGATACGCTCGTAAGTAAAGGCGTTAACCTAATTGATAGCTTACGTAAACTACAGCAGTTATCGAAAATGGAGGCACTTTGCACAGGTGCTCATGCATATAAGAAAAATAACGTCAGCTATACCATTAATTACGGAATCCCAGAGGAAAACAAGATCGCACTTACGAATGGCAATGATTTTGATTCCGATGATTTTGATATGATTGGATTCTTGTTAGAACAAGTAGAAGCATATGCATTTGAAAATAACGGTAAAGAGCCAGAGGTTATGTGGATATCACGTGAAATTAATGCAAAAATGCTTCGAAATACGAATATCATCGCAGAATCAGGGCGACCGTCTAATTCGCTTCGTGTTTCTAACGAAGAGCTTGCGACGGTGCTAGATAACTTTGGATTACCACCTGTTCAAATTATCAAAAACCGCAGCATGACGTATAAAGATATTTATACAGGCGAGATTGTGAATCATGAGTTTATGCCCGTCAACCGTATTGTTATGTTGTCACAAGGCGTTGGAGAATATCTTGAAGGTCCTACGTTAGAGAATAACTTTCAACCGGGTTTGTTCTTAGATGCATACGACAAGAAAGAACCAATTCAGTCTATCTTCCGTGCTGTCGGTGCCGGGTTGCCGATTCTAGAGGTACCATCTTTAGTCCGTCACCTCGATGTATTTACACCATAAGGAGGGTTATTCGTGGCTAAAACAAAAGTAAAAGTGTTAAACGCTGTTGTAGATGGAAAGCGGCAAGGGGAGCAGTTGGAGATCGATGAGAAATCCGCCGCTTATTTGTCGTCTATTGGTTATGTTGAGGTGATAAACGATGGCAAAGCCAAGCAAGGGAACGAAAAAGGACATGCGTCTGAAAAGAAACAAAAAGGCAAAGGGCAGAAAAAAGAAGTAGGTGAATAGAATGGACTTCGAGTCTATTAACGCTTATCTTGCTCAAATGCCCTTTACAGCCTTATATGATGAGTTATCGTCTGATGACAAGGTAAAGCATGTGTTCAATGCGCAGGAGGTACTTAAAGCGCACTACCGTGCTTCTCTTCTGTCTGAACGCGCTGTCGCCTTGCAACTCTTGTACATGCTCGAAGGAGAGGAAGAGGAATACGCTAAGCTTCGTAGGCAAGGGGTATCCTCTTTTTCTACCAATCGCGTGGCAGCTTCAATAGGTGGTAGCGAGATTGCTCCTGAAGTAAGATCATTACTCAAGTCTAAAGGTAGAGTGGGGCGGCTACAATGAAACCTCCTATGAGAGACGATGTAGTCGTCATGACAACGCAATTAGACGAAAATGGCAATCCTATCACCGACAATCGCGGTCGCCCTATAGCACCTAAAGAAACACCGACAAAAGCGCGTATCACAAACAAAGTTAGGGTCGTGCGTAACCGTCAGGGTGTGGAAGAGAAAACGAGTATTGAATTTGACTTACCGCCTGATGTTGAATTCGGTTTCGACTCAACCATTTCGTATACAGACACATTCGGCCAAGAGCGCAAGGCTCAGGTTGTTAACTGGGAAGAGTCAACGAACCTTAGCGGTTCGAAGGTCTATTTCAGGACGGTGTACGGTGGCTAGACGCGATTTTATGAGTGTTCAATGGCGAGGGTTGAAAGAGCTTGAAAAAGAGTTTAAGGCGATGCCTAAGAGGTTTGAGCGTGCAGCCATTCAAGAGCTAGGCAAGTATAGTGCGTTGCTTGAAGAAGGCGCCAAAGCACTTGTACATCATGATGAAGGGGATTTAGAGGACTCTATCTCCTTTGATCCACCTAAGAAAAAGGGACAAGGGTTTGAATTTGAAGGTGGTTCTTCTTCAAAGTATGCGCTTGTCAGGCATTATCAACCCTATCGAATGGGTGTACATGACAAAATGCCGGGTGATAACTATTACGTTGGTGGTAGAGGGCGAAGAACGCACAATAAACCAGCGTGGCGAGGCGAAAGGGCAGGGAGACTTTATTTAGAGCGAGCTATCCGTGTAACGGATAAAGATTTCCAACGAACGGGAGAACGCATTTTAGAACGAACCATGGATAGGAGGGGGCGCAAGTGATTCAAGCTTGGATGCGTGAAGAGTTAGCGAGGGCTTTACCTAAGCTAACGTGGACGTATGACCAATATACGGCACCGGACAACACAGGTACAGTATATAGCGAAGGTGGCTCGCGTCCTTCATCAAGCGAAATTGTGATGAGATACCCTAACTATCAGGTTTGGATACGCTCTTCTGATTGGGATTTAGCGCAACACGCAGCATATAAGGTATTCGATCTTTTCCACCGCCGAGGTTTAGATCGTAATTTTGATATATCAATAGACGACGGGATAGAGAAAAAGAGCTATCGCGTCTTTTTAATGTCCGCAGTTCAAGACCCGATACAAATCGGTCTAGAGGGCGATCTCATGCAATGGTCCATCAACTTTGATGTGACTCTATTAGAAATCAAGGAGGAATTATAATGCCAGAATTTAATCCATATGACATTCCGTTTGGTCCAGCAACTTTTATCATTGATGAGGGTTTAGATAGCGAAATTCGTTTTGATGGTGTAGATGAAATGCAAAACGAAGGTGGAGAGGTGACACTCACACCAGAAACTGAAGACATCGTTATTTTAGATTACGGAAATACAGCATGGGATAAACGTTTAGTTGGATGGGAAGCAGAGGTGGTTGTTTCAGCAGCACGTCAGACGCTTAAAATCTTACACGCAGCTATGTCTTTTGCGAGCGAGGTTGAGGGTACTGATGGGCGAGTAATAGGACTGCAAGATGCAAAAATTGGTTCATCTGCCAGGGAACGAGCACGCACCTTAACAATTCGTCCGAGAAATGCATCTGATTCGTCTCAAGATATTTATCTCTATAAAGTTGCGGCGATTGGCGATTTTAACCGATCATTTGGCAACGAGCAAGGTAATGTGCCGATGACATTTTCCGTATTTCCTAAAGACGGCGCAGACCCAACAAAGGACGGAAACTATTTCTATATTGGTGATCGTTCGGGATTAGATACGCCCTAATGAGCCCCAACCGGAGCCTGAACCACAACCTGAACCACAACCTGAAGAGCCGGACGGGGAACCAGAAGAACCGATAGAAGAAGACGAATAAAGGGGCTTATGCCCCTTATCTATTAGGAGGAAGTTAAATGACAACAATCTCGTTAAAAGTAAAAGGTGAAGAAGGCGAAGTAAAGAAGGTCGCTCATGAAATCGAAGCGATTGGCGTATTTCAGTTAGAAAAAGCAATGCGGACTCTAAAAGAAATCTTTGACGTTTTACAGCAAGACGAACAACTTTTAAACGTTGTGAATGATTTCTTAGAAGAATCAGAGGGTTTGACCGATGAGCAAATGGTTCAGAAATTAGTATCTTCCTTTGAAACACTGACGGTTAAGTTGCCTGAAAAGGCATTTGAATTACTGGCTGTGCTGTCTGATATCGATTTGGAAACACTCAGAGCACAAAAGGTACTAGACGTATTTGATATCTTCGAGGCTGTTGTTGAAGAGAATGATATTGAAAAGTTGGTTAAACGTGCAAAAAAGTCTTTGGGCGTCGCCAAGAAGGCGTTCAAGTTCCTCAAGAAAGAGAAGAAGGAAACGGAAGTGGAGCCGTCAGCTTAGAGGAAGCTTTCGGCTATAAGTTAGCCAACAAGCTAGGTGGTTATAATCAAATTAGGCAAATGTCTGCGATGTCCCTTTTAGGCTTTATGGACGCGGTTCTAACGGAGGATGAAAGTAAGGCCGATCAAGAGAGACAACGTATGTATATTGAATATCTCATGATGGTAAATTCGCGTACTCCGCAATCGAAAGATGAAAAGAAGGCGCAAGAAAAGTTTGCTAAAGAGCTTAAACCTAAAGAATTTAACCAACAGAAGAGAGGTCCCGCGAAGGTCTATAAGTGGGATCAGGAGCTAATGAATAGACTAAAAGCCGAACAGGAAAAGAGGTGAAAGCAATGAATGAGACCAAGGTCGTTCTAGAGTTCGATTCTTCAAGCATTGTAGAAGTAAATGAAATGATGCAAGAGTGTATCAAGAATAGCCAAGAGTTAAAAGCAGTAACAGAGAAAACAACGCAAAGCTACAATCAATTAAATAAAGCGATCAGTAAAGTGAGGGACAACCAATTATTTAGGAGTTAAAATAATTTAGTCAGTTTATCTAACGATTTGTTCAACTTATCTAATTCTCGTTTGAAGGATTTATCTTGGTCAAAATGAATGACGGTTCTACAACGCGGGCACGTTGTTTTCGCATTTCTTTTTGTGGCGTCCTTAAACTTAATGGATATCTTACGACCACACTCACATTTAAAATCAATTTTTTGATCGGCGATTAGTGGATTAATTTTTGACATCGATACCTCTTTCGTGGCTGTCCCTCATATTTATTATCGAAAAACGATGAGTAATTGTAAATAGATAATGAATATTCTTATACTTTTTAATGGAATGTTAAGCCTTATCTACGTATAATAGATACAAGGATAAGCGGAGGTGTTTCTTATGGCTGAGAAACAAGGATTTTGGTCATCGATTATTCATGGTGACGAAAGAGAACAGCAATTACGTTCTATGCAAAAAGGACTTGAGCAATTATCCAAAGAGAAAGATATTGAACTAGATATAATTTGGAATGTCTCATCAGAATTAAAGAGAAGAATGTTAAACGAAGTTGAAGAGAATGAAAAAGAAAAAATAAAGGGCAGGATTGAACTACTAGCTCTAGAAAAAGTAGCAATCAAAAAAGCTTATCTTTATAAGAAAAGCGAAAAGCAAATTGCGATTAAACTATACAAACTGGAAACGAAATTAATTTCTTTTGAAGATAATGAGAATAAGACCAATGTAATTGAAAAGAAGATTAGTGATTTACGAGAAGAGCATGATGTAAAAATTGAATCACTGGAAAAAGAGATGAAACAAGCTAATTATGATTATGGGAAAATGAAAAGTGGTCAATGGAAAGAAAGACTAATTGAGCTAAATAACGATAATTTGTCAGACGATGAAATTGAACAATACAAAGTCAGTTGGGAAAAAAGGTTATTGCCTAATAAAAACAAAACTTCTACTAGTTACAGCGAGTCATCCAATTCATCAGTCTCTTTAAGTTTTGGATCTTTAAAGTTGGAACACTTAGGAGGGCACCCTAAGCTTAAAAAAGGAAATGTAACTATAAAAGCAGGTGATTCGTCCGGCGCATTGAAGATTGGCAATAAATCTATCACAGTAAACGGAATGGGTTGGGAAGAAAAAGGAAAGCGCTCTGGCGGTAAAGCCGCTGCGGGTGCCGTTGTAGGTGGTATCGTCACCGCTCCAATTACATGGGGCGCTGGTGCTATCGTAGGTGCCGCTATAGGTGGTAGGAAGAAAGATGATTCAGTTGTAGCAATTGCGTTTTCTGACGGAAACGTAAACTACACAATGTACTTAAAGGCTGACGCAAAAGAATATCAGAAGCTATGTAAGCTTCTTGCATAAGCATCCTGCTTTCAGGGTGCTTTTTATTGTGCCTTGAAAGGAGGATGAAGAATGGCAACATCTGTACGTGAGTTACGTGCAAACTTCACTGCTCATGCAAGAGGTTTAAGAACCGCTATTAGACAAGCTACAAAAGATTTGCGGTCAATGACTCAAGGTACTGTACAGAATACGCGTGGTTTAAATCAGACGAATCAAGCCGCTCGTACAATGACGAGAACATTTAAAACAGCAGATGGACAAACAAGGACGGTTACAGCACGTATTAACAATATGTCCAAAGCTAATACATTAGCGAGCCGTAGTTCAATTACACTCGCCAATCGAACGAATGAATTTGGTCGAGTCGTAAACCGTACGTCTGGACAAGTTCGGTCGTTTGGAACGATGACCGCTCAACAGTATCAAAATATTGCCAGACAGGGATCGATTGTTGCTAGAAGTACAAGGACGATGGCAACCGAATCGACACGTTCATTTAATCAAATGAACAGAACCTCGACAAACTACTCACGTCAATTTATATCGGCGATGCGTAACAATGCACGCTCAACCGAAGATATGAATCGTTCTATGCGTTCATTAGGCACACAAGGCGTTCGTCAAACAAATACGCTTAGTAACGCGATACGAACCCTCAGAAACCCATTGAATGAAGCGAATGTATCAACACATGCAATGGCGAGGAACTTCGAAACGATGTCCTCTCGCTCTGTTCAATCTTTACGTAGAGTGGGAAGAGAAGTTGCAAACACAGCGAGCCAGATGCCTCAACAGGCGTCTATCATGACCTCGGCTTTTAACGGAGTAAATAGCGTATTAAGAAACCTTGGGGGTGGCTTAACTACATTCCGGAACGCTGTAGGGACGATTGCACAACCTGTAATGACCGCCACTGCTTCTATATCGAGAAGTGTTATTGGTGGAATCGTATCGCCTTTCCGCGAGGCAACGAATGTCGTAAAAGGGTACGCGACGGCGCTAGGGTTGTTATCAACAGGTGCATTAGCCAATACAGGAATGGCGCGTTTATCTGCGATTGAAAACGCTGGTGTGTCCCTAGAAGTCATGTTGGGTGATGCTGAGAAAGCAGATGCTTTTCTAGATGACGTCCTTACATTTGCTCGTACAACACCTTTTGCGTTCCCTGATCTGGCTGAGTCTGCGAGAAACCTTGTAGCATTCGGGATGGAAACGGATAAAGTAGTTCCAACAATGCAAGCAATTGGTGATGCTGCAGCTGGTGCTGGTAAAGGATCGCAAGGATTGAACATGATTGCGGCCGCTTTTGGAGATTTACAAATAACAGCCAATGCTAGCCTCGATCCCATTAGGCGACTAGAGGGTAATGGTGTACCTGCTCTTAAAATCTTGGCTAACCAAGCGGGTATAAGCGTTGATGAAATGCAAAAGAAAATTTCGAGTGGATCTATCGAGTCTACTTGGGCAATTGAATCGCTTGTAGAGGGCATGCAAAACGGAACCGATGGCGTTGCTGGTGAGACTGCTGCCATGGCTGGTTTAATGGAGCGAATGAAAGATACGTGGACAGGTTCTGTTGATAGTTTGAAATCATCCATATCATCAACAATGGCAACCATCATGGAACCGATGAAACCCCATATTCAAGCGGCGATGGCATGGTTCGGTGATACGTTTAGTAAATTACCTAATGCAATAACGATTGTGAAAGATGTTGCTGTAACAGCGTTTGAATATATATCTAATGCTATAAGTAAGTTGCCTTTGCTTTCGTTAAGCGATGGGTTCAGTATCATTAAAAATGTTTTTCAAGCAGCTATACCGATTGTGCAAAGTTTTGGTAGCTCAATGGTTGAACATTTCAAGAACATCTTACCTACATTACAATCAGTCTTAGGCGGTATAAAAGAAGTTGCATCATTCGCGATGCCATATCTTAAAGATGCCGTAAATGCAGTCGTTCCGTTTGTTTTAACGATGTTTAATAAGATCTATGGGTTTTGGCAAAAAGAAGGTCAATCCATTTCCAATGCTGTATCCAATGCATTTAACACGATCCTATCAATCGTGAACTTTGTCATGCCAGCAGTTTTATTTGTTGTTGATATGATATGGACAGCGATAAAGAACGTTATTAATGGCGCGGTCAATGTCATTCAGGGTATCATAGGCATCTTTATTGGTATATTTACTGGCGACCTTTCGAAGATGTGGGAAGGAATCAAGAACTTATTCTTCGGAGCCGTAGAACTTATCTGGGGAGTAATTAACCTAACATTTTTCGGTAGGATTGTAACAGGTGTAAGAGTATTGTTTCAAATTGTTCGTTCTATTGTACGTCAAGGTTGGAAAGTAGTAGTCGATTTGTTTAGAGGCGGCGTCCAACCTGCTTGGCAAGCGATACAAAGCGCTTGGAATTTTATAGTTAGTGTTAGTAGAAACCTATTTCAAGGTTTAATTAAGTTCTTTAAAGACTTTTGGAGTGGACTAAAGACGATCTTTAACGGAGTTAGATATATCGGCTCAATTGTAATCAAAGGTTTTAGTCGTATTGGTAATACAATAGTTTCTTTCTTTTCAAATGCTGGAAAAATAGTAAAAAAAGGTTGGGACGCTGTTGTTAATATATTTTCGATGGTGTTCGGTTGGATTGGAAAAGGGATTTCAACTGCTTTTAACGGTTATGTAAGCATTGTTAGATGGTACCTGACAACCGTATGGAAAGTGGTAACAACCATTTGGAATGGCATTTATAAGTTTTTCAGCAAGATCCTATCATCCATTGAACAATTTATAACTCGAACGTGGTCATCAGCGAGAGACAATACGATGGGGACTGTAAACGCAATTGCCAGCTTCATTAGTCGTATATGGAATTTCATGTTTACGACGATCAGGAATTTCGCTGGTCGTATTTTTAATGCTGTTAAGTCAGCATTTACAAGAACGTACAATACAACGAAATCAGTGTTTAACACGGTAAAGGACTTCATTACAACGGTCTGGAATGTTTATGTCACTATCATTCGAACAGTCGCAACAACAATCTTTAACGCGGTTCGAACAGCTTTTACGAATGTCTGGAATACGACGCGAAACATCTTTAACACAGTACGTAACTTCATTTCAAATCTCTGGACGAATCTGTTTAACATTATCCGTACATCCGCAAACAATATTTTTAATGCCGTACGATCAGCGTTTAATTTTGTTCTCAACACAACTCGATCAATATTCAATTCTGTGTGGAATTTTATAAAACGAGTGTGGAACAGCATCTATACGACAATAAGGACATTTGTGCAAAATACGGTAAATCGGATACGTCAGCATTGGGAGATGGCCAGAAATAATACGATGGGTATTTTCAATGCCGTTCTCGCTTTCATTAGAAGGGTATGGACTAGTATCTTCAATGCCATTCGTGACCGTGTGCTTTCAATATTCAATCGCATTCGAGACACGTTCAATTCTGCAAGAGAGACGATATCGAGCATCTTTAATAACGTCTGGACATTCATTCGATCTATATGGACACGTATTTATGAAAATATCGCGTCTCGCGTAACTCGGATTCGAGATAACATCCGCAACGGCTTCGACACCGCAAGGAAGTGGGTAAGCGACATTGTATCCAACATGTGGACGAATGTTAGGAATACATTTGACGACATCGTATCTGCAGCAAGAGACTTACCTGGTAGAATTGGTACGGGGATTAAAAACATGGCCAACAAAGTTAAGGAAGGCATTAGTTCAGTTAGTAACCGAATGCTAGAGGGTTTAGCTGTAGGTGTTAACGGCGTTATCCGTGGCGTAAACTGGGTGCTTGATAAGATCGGAGTAAGCACTAAATTACCAGAATGGAAGCCGAACTACGCGAGTGCTTCAGGTGGAAGTAACAGGGGACGTCAGCTAAACAACAGCGAGATTCCGCAATATGCTAAAGGTACAGGTGGGCACCCCGGCGGTCTTGCGATGGTCGGTGATGGTGGTATGGAGGAATTGATTCAGTTCCCGAATGGTCGCTTAGCGATGTCACCTAATACAGATACGCTAGTCAACATGCCAAGAGGTACCGCTGTAATGAGTGGTCCAGATACGAAAAGCTTTTTAAGCTCATTACCCCACTACAACAATGGCGTCGGTAAATTTGTATCTGGCGCGATTGATTGGACAAAGGACATGGGCGGTCGTGCTGTAGGCGCTGTGAAAAATGGTGTTGGTGCCCTAAAAGACAAAGCAATGGACGTATGGGACTGGATGGCAGGAGGCGCTAAGAACCTCATGAACAAAGTATTGGATACAATGGGCGTTGTCGCTCCTAGTTTCCCTGGTGGCATGGGTGAGATGTCAAAAGGGGCTTTTGGTTATGCAAAGAATAAGGTCATTGATTATGTGAAAGGCTTATTACCTGACTTTAGCGCAGGTGGTGGAGGCAATGGTCCGGGTTGGCCGTCTCCATTTAGAAAGTCGTCATCCTTTAACCCAGCTAGGCGTCATCCTATCACGGGTAGAATACAACCTCACAATGGTGATGACTGGGCGGCGCCAAGTGGTACGCCAATCCCTTCACAATCCGCTGGTCGAGTCACAAAAAGCGGATGGGGTACAGGATACGGAAACGTCATTTATGTACAGTCAGGTGGCGGCTTAGAATATCGATATGCCCACAATAGCCGTAACCTCGTATCTGTTGGTGATGTCGTCAGACCGGGACAAACGATTGGCCTTGTAGGTTCAACTGGCGACAGCACAGGACCGCACGTCCACTACGAAGTGCGACGAAATGGCAGACCGCTTAACCCATCTGGCTTTGCGGATGGCGGTATTGTAGACATGGCTCAGTTAGCTTGGATTGCAGAAGGTGGATGGGCAGAGTCGGTTATCTCTCACGATCCAGCGAAGCGCGTAAGACAAAAAGCAATCTGGAAAGAGACGGGTGATAACCTTGGCTTCACAGACAACGACAGCAAAGTGGTTAGCTTGTTACAACAGCTTAATCAGTTAGTTGGACAAGGATTTGACGGAATGCCTGATGAGCTTGTCTTAAACGTGGATGGCAGATCATTAGCGAGGTCTATCGTTAAGCCAATCAACCAACTGCAAGCCGACATGGCTATGAATAAAAGCATTATGAAGGGAGGGGGAAGACGTTGATTGTTACAGTAGAAAGGCTAGATGGTACAAAATATGTGCTGGATGAGGAACTAGGGTTGATATGCTCTGATTTCATCATAGACTCTCCCTCCCCAGTAACAGAAACCTCTACTAGACCGGGTGTAGATGGTTATGCCGATCTAGGCACAACATACGAAGGGCGTACGCTGTACGCTCGTTTTTACTTAACCGGCGTTAATAACTATCATTATGCAATGCTACGCTCACAGGTGTTTCGCATCTTCGACAGCCGAGAGGAATTTATTGTTTATACAAGTGAGGAATCAAGAAAGAGGTGGCGTGTAAAATGCGCTGCTTCTTTTTCTGTTAATCGGATTGCGGGACCAGTTGGGGAATTTGAAGTGCCGTTCATTTCAAAAAGCCCATATGCTGAGTCTCTAGGGACGCTTAGAAACGACTTTACCTTTCGTGAGGATGTTTGGGCATTCGGGCAGAATATACCGCTTGGCGTGCCTCTCTCATACGAATTTACACAACGACGATTTAGTGTATGGAATCTAGGCGACACCGTTGTAGATGGGCGTCATGATTACCTACGTATCTATTACAAAGGCGCAAGCAACAACCTCACGATTACAAATCGGACAACAGGAGAGGTATGGCGATACAACGGATCAAGCAATACAAATGACACCATTGTTTTAGATGGTGTTTTTTCGCGTAAAAACGGGTCATCTATATTCGGACAAACAAACCGCAATGTCATGACATTGGCGGTAGGAGAAAACATTTTCGAAATAACAGGTACAAGCGGAGCCTTTACGATTGAATTCGACCTCCGCTTTTTGTACTTCTAGGAGGGATTGCATGTCAGGTATTAATGATCAGGTAGGCCCACGGCTTTATCAAACGCTTGAAGATATAACGGGATTGCATAAGGAGTCAAAGGAAGCGCGTGAGCGTTCGCAGAAAGCAGAAGATAAAGCGGCTTCCGCAGATTGGAAAAGCGAAATTACGCAGAAACGTCTATTTGAAGCAGTGGACGGGCAAGAGCAATTAGACGAAACCAAAATGATTCGCGTGGATGTAGAAGACGGTAAAGTTTACCCAAATGCATCCGCTAAATTGGACGCGGTACAGCAACGGACTACCGCGCAGTTGGCACAAAAAGCGAATTTAGAATCACCGATTAATCCTAATTGGTCTAATTGGGATGACATACGTTGGAATTATGGATTTGATCGGAATAAAACTCGTATACACAACACGTTTAAAGGTGTACTTGAAACAGACGCAATGATAAGTGTTCGTGGTGGTGGTGGTCGTTGGAATTCTGTCGATGGAATAGGGTCTTTTATTAATGGCGGTCATGTATTCGAAGGTTGGAGCGCAGACGAAAAATACCGATTTACAATGCTTGTCGGTAAGCGAGAAATGGAAGCGCACATACAAGTTTTTAATCCAATCACTAAAGAGATGGGTGTAGTTAAACTCGGTACTGATAGGGATAATTTGGGCTACGACTTTAGCGAAAGAACAGCAAAGTTTTTTGGTGAAGTAGCTTTTGAAAATTTCCAAGCAATACGAAAAACCAATAATGCAGGTTCATTGGATTTCACTGGTGGATCGAAATTCGGTGCAGGGAATCGTGATGGTGCGTCAATTAAAATGTTTGGTGGTAGCTACCTAGCGAACCCCGGAGGTATGGACATCTATTTAGGTGACTATGCAAGAGACTTAACATCATTTTTAAATATCCACCATATGAAAAATGGAAAAGATGTTGAGTTGGCAAGACTTTTCCCATCAGGACGATTCCGCATCGGCGGAGCATTAATAGTCGGTAAATACGATACAGTACCTCCAGTGCTTGAAAAAGGGACCATCTTTTACGGTCAATCAACAGATAATCTTAAAGTAGCTTCTGAATCGGGTTTTACAGATATTATTTCAGGCATTATTAAGGATAATGAGTGGGAAATTTCTTATGGTAAGCGTTTTGAAACGGATCGAAGAGGTGCTGCTTTAAAGTTATTTGGAGATAATGCACATTACCCAGCGAGTACGCATATTCACATTGGAAGCTATCAAAGAGATTTAAGAGTAGATTCTCATTTTGCAGTTCGTGCTGCTAATTCAAATGGATCAGCACCAGAAGTGATGAGGATAGATGGGCTAGGAAAAACTTGGTTTTTCGGTTCAGTTAAATTAGGTGAATTAACAAGTGATCCAACACCAGAAAACGGAAGAATGTATTATAACAGCTCAACTAGAAAGATTAGGATTTGCGAAGGACTAACATGGAAAAATATGATTGCTTAAATTAGGGGGTAGAGAAAATGAATTTGCAACAAAAGAAGGAAGAAATCGAGACAGCTATACAAAATTTCAGTGAAGAAAGAGCGAAGACAGAACATTATTTAGGGCAAGTATCGGACGAACTACTAAGGTTATCGGGTGCATATAACCTAATAAAACAACTTGAAGATGGGGAGGGAGAGAAGGATGGGTCTGTTGAAAACAACAATAACGGATAGTGGTATTGAGGTATGGAATGCTTATTATAGAATTGATTCATTAGTTGTTAGAAGTGACCAGTGTGAATACTTTTTGCACGGGTACGTAAGTAGGTCTTATTTCAACCAAGGTAAATCGCCAATTCTAACGGAACGTAGAACAATGACAGTTGATTTGCACGATGATGCACTTAACTTCACAAGACAGATATATGCTAATTTAAAGTCTGATGGAGAGTTTATTGAAGCAAGAGATGTTTTAGAAGACGGTCAACTACCATTAAATAATTAAGTCGAGAGGTGATTATCTTGAAAAAGCAAACTTTGATTGAAAATCGAATTGAAAAAATCGAAAAAGAACTACACAAGAAAGGTATTTTAAAAATAGATAGAAAAGTACCTGTATTTGATTGGTTTGACATTAATTCTTAAATAACAACTGGTTATAGAGTTGGTTGGACGCTACTGTCTGGTAATTGTCGAATAATATCAAGCACAAATGTTCGTCTATTTGTTGAATGGAAAAACGTGGTATGATAGCCTAGGAGTAGGTAGGAAAGGGTAGCTCCCTGACCGTCAGCGCACCCAGATGCGCACCTGCTCTATTTTTATTGGCAGGTGTTGTCTAAAGCGCAATACATTCCGCTGGGGGAATAAAAAATGAATAACGTAGCAAGAATGGAAGTCAACGCGCAAGAGTATTTGTTGTCTGAAATGGTTGCACTTGTGTATGATCTTGTGCCAGGGATTGATGTGGACAAGCTTAGAAACAAAGTGTCATTTATTGTATCCAAGTACCATGTAAAACAGTCTCGAGCCCAACAAGTCGAGTCAGACTTACCTAAAAAGGTTGAGATGTTCCTTTCAGCCAAGAAGCTTGAGAACAGAAGCAAAGAGACCATAAAAGGTTACGGCATTGATCTCAGGCTCTTTTGTAAGCACATGGATCATCATAACAAACAGACTGAGCATATTACGAGTGCGGACATTAGAACGTACCTTTCCAGCTACGAAAATCGAAAAATGAGCACAATTGGGAAAAAGCTATCGGTGTTAAAGTCATTCTTTGGATGGCTTGTCGCCGAAGAGTTTATTCAGCGTGATCCAACTTTGAAAATAAATCCACCTAAGACTGAAAAACGCATGCCGAAAGCGTTGACGATAGAAGAATTAGAACTAATGAGGGAATCGTGTAAAACGATACGACAACGAGCCTTTTTAGAGGTGTTTTACGCCACTGGTTGTCGTTTGTCAGAGATACACTCTCTTGATCGATCTGATATCAATGCACAAAACATGAGTAGCAACGTTGTCGGGAAAGGTGATAAAGAGCGAGAGGTTTACTTGTCGTTCAAAGCCATGTACCACCTTAACAAGTATCTAAAATCGCGAAATGATGATTGTCCTGCATTGATGGTTACGCAGCGGTCGCCGATCAGACGTATGGATAAAAAGACCATCCAAGATGAGATCAAAAAAATAGCAAAGAATTGTGATCTTGATCATAAAGTTTCGTGTCACGTGCTAAGGCATACATTCGCGACTTTGACTTTAAATAATGGTGCAAAGTTAGAAGCGGTTCAAGAAATCCTTGGACATAGCAATCCGCAAACAACATTGCGATATGCTCACATAACAAAGGAATACAAGCAAGAACAATATAGAAAGCACTTAGTGCAATGAAGCATCTCGATTGGGGTGCTTTTTTCATTGAAAGGAGGGTCTATGAAAAAACCTGATCCAATTATTATCCAAACTATGTCCGGTGTATTTGAACCACTCACAGGCACCTTTGCCGAGGCAGCGCGAGAAACCGACGATGGCGAGAAATCTTTCTCATTCAGCATCCAAAAGGATGAGAGTAATGCTCATTTATTTGATCTCCTCTTGCCAAAAGAAGCGATCATATTCGAGAACGAGCGCTATGTCATTGATCCATACGACCACGATCCACTCGGCACCACTGTCGTAAAGTCTATAGAGGCGCGTCATGAGATATTTGATATCTTAAAAGCTGAGTATCAAACAACCGAAACAACAGGCGCCTTGCGTATCAGACGAGCGCTTGATCTTGCTTTAGCAAACACAGGTGTCACATATACCTTTGTCGGTGCAGACTTGCCTAGTGAAGACTTTGAAAACTTCGGCCGCGCTTCGGCGCTTGAAATGATGCAACAGATTATGGATCGTTTTGGTGTCCATTACCGAATAAGCGGCAGACATTTAACGATAGCGGTTGAAATTGCGCGCTACACCGATGGTCAATTCCGTCACGGTCACAACCTTAAATCGATTCGTGAGCATCAAGACGGATCTGATATCATCACGTACATCGAAGGTTGGGGGCGAATGAATGAGGAGACTGACCAACCGATTGTTAAAACGATATACGAGTCTGAACATAGCGGACGGTATACCGATCACGAAACTGGTAATAAGCGCTTGTATAAAGCATTCTTTCAGGATGACCGCTTTACCACCCAAGCTGGTATTGATGCAGAGGCGGCGCGTAGAGCAAGTGGACTGCCGCACTATCACTTAGAAGTGGAATACGAGGAATTAGTAGAGAATGGTCTTAAGCTACATGACTTTCAATTAGGGGACTATATTTGGGCCATACATGAAAAGATGCAGCTCGATATTCAAGCGAAGATCATTTCCGTCGAGCGCTATCCATATGAAAACAGAAGTCCCGTTGTCGAACTGGGCTCTTTTCGTCGTGACATCACAGACAAAATCAATGGTCTTGAACAGAATAACAAACGCATCGATGTGTTGAATGCATCTGTTGCGGTCGCTAGGCAAGAGTCAATCAACGCTAATGAAGTAGCAAAGGCTGCTCAACAAGCAGTTAGTGGAAACAGTCAAGATTTATCAAATCATATTAACGATATGACACGACATGTAACGCTCGAGCAAGTTCGTAGATGGGATAGCAACCCTTCATCTAGCGATGTGGAAGCGGATATTAGAGCGGTACGCGATGATTTGAACAAGGTTGATGAAAAAGTAGCTTCTGCACAGCAAGAAGCTAGTGATGCTTTAAATCAAGCCAATAACCGCAATAGGTCAAGAGCCTTATTCATAGGTGACGGTACTCAAACGGTTTTTACATTGCCTTTTTCTTATGATATTGGCATGAACCAATTAGACGTGTATGTAGGCTATACGAAGCGTATAAGTGGAACTCCTGCTGACTTATTGCCCGTTGGATTCATACCGGATTATAACGAAACAAGCACAACGCAAATTAGTTTTACTGATGCACCACCGATAAATGCACCAATTGAAATCTTAATAAAGGAGGTGTTGTCTTGAGGAAAGTGCCTGAAGAATTAACCCATCAGGAGAAAGCGGATCAAGCAATGGAAATGGCAAAAGCAATGGGTGCTAATCCACCTTGGAACTCTTTGGCCCTACAAAATAACTACCGCAATTTAGATGGTCACACTTTAAAAGTAGCTAAATTCAATCCGAATGTAATTCGTTTTCAAGGAGCCGTTCGCTCGGGTTTACTATCAGCGAATACGGTCATTACAGTCTTGCCGCAAGGATTTAGACCAATAACGCCAAAAATGCTTGTAGTAGGGCTGGATGGACTTACAGGAGGGTTGTTGGGTTTAGTGTCAGGTAGTGCAATCCTAGATATCTCAACTGACGGGCAGGTGAGGTTAAGAAATGCGTTAGTAGCATCAAACCTCATCTTTTATGGAGTGACATTGGATCTAACATGAAAACGGGGAGCCGATACTCCCCTACGCCTTACACAAGGAAAAGGCGGTACTTATTTATAGCACAAAACACAAGGGAGTAAACGAGCCAAAACTCCTGATAAATATGGCACATGAGAGGAGGGAAGGCGATGGAGGAGAACAAGATGATCAAATATGACACCATGCTAGACACACTGTCAATAGTCTTAACATTCTATATGGGCGTCACAGGGATTTTCTTTATTTTCTCGGATCGAGGGTTGTTTTATCAATCTGAAACTTACAAAGTGATGGCAACATTAATACCGCAGTACGGATGGGGAATATTATTTCTCGCGGCCGCTGTGGTTTTATCAATTGCGGTAGTCGCTGAAACCAAATATCAATATTTATTGTTTATTGCAGGAGGGTTAATGACAACCATCTTGCTATTTTTATATGCATTAGCCTCATTTGATGCAGGTACACCGAGCGTATTGCCTTATCGCTATTTAGCTATGAGTTTATTTAGTGCGGCTATCGCTGTCTTGGGAGGAATAGCATGGAGAACAACACGCCGATTACAAGAGCCGAAGTAAAGGTTGAGATTCAAAAGCAGTTGGCTCCTGTAGTAAAAAAAATGGATGATATGAAGGACGATCACCATAAGTTGCATATATTGTTTTCTGAGCAAAAGGGTGTTCTGATACAGATTGCAGAGAATACAAAAGGATTTAAAGACGCGGTAAATGGTGTTAAAGACAGCGTAAATAAGGTCGATGATCGACTTGGTGTTGTGGAATCAGAATACGAGTTGAAGAGGGAAAATCAAAAAGGGAAGTGGGAGCTACTTAAAATTGTGTTTGGCGCTGGTGGTATTTTTACTGTCATCATATTAGCCATCATACAGCTTTTAGGGGGATTCCCAACGACGTAAGCCATCCTGTGAGACTCGGGGTGGCTATTTATTATGAGGAGGAATTTATATGCAGGAAGTTTTATTGTTCGCTACAGTGCTTGCACCTATCGTGTTAGCACTTATTGAGTTGGTTAAAAAGACGTTCAAGGTGAAGGTAAATCTTTTGCCTTTAATTGCGTTGGTTATCGGTCTATCGATCGGTGCGGCGGCAACGCCTTTTACTGACATGGAATTAACATTAAGGTTATGGGCTGGTGGTTTTGCAGGTCTATCAGCAACAGGGTTATTCGAACTTGTAAAACATCGTGATGGACAAACTAAGGAGGGGAAATAATTATGGCTAAAGTTGCAATGTGTGCAGGACACGGAGGTAATGGATCGACAGCAGGTAAAAGAACACCAGCGGGTGAGTACGAATGGAACTTTAACAATAAGGTAGTACTTGCCGCAATTGCTGTCCTTAGAGCGTCAGGTCATGAGGTATTACGCTTAGATGATCCGACGGGTAAAACAGATGTATCGCTAAAAACACGTACAGACCGCGCTAATTCATGGGGCGCTGATATTTATATCTCTGTCCATCATAACGCTTTGGGCTCTAGGTGGAGAGATGAGGAGACCGGTATTGAAACCTTTACCCAAAATGGCAATCACCCAGACGCTGAAAGGTTAGCGGCGGCTGTACACCCTCTATATGTTAAAGCAATGGGATTGCGTGATCGTGGGGTTAAAAAGGCGAATCTGCATATCACAAGAGAGACGAGGATGCCTGCAATACTAACAGAGGGCGGGTTCATGGACTCTCGCCACGATGTGGCTGTTATGCGTGATGATGACAAATTGAAAGCGCAAGGCGAGGCAATTGCTAAAGGGGCGATTGCTTATTTAGGTGGAGAAGTGACGATTCCGAACGATACAAAGACAGGTGGGGTAATTGTTGATAATAGACCTGCTCCTAAACCATCGAAGAAATCCATCGCTCAAATGGCTGATGAAGTAATCGCTCAAAAGCATGGTAACGGGCACGAAAACCGACGTAAATCATTAGGTATCAGTGTAGCTGAATACGAGAAGGTGAGAGCGGAAGTCAACCGGAAATCAGGTCTAGGATCATCAAAGCCAGCACCAGCCAAGCCTAAAAAAAGCATTGCTCAAATGGCTACGGAAGTCATCAACAACCAACATGGCAATGGTCATGATAACCGTAGAAGATCCTTGGGAATTTCTCAGGCAGAATACGAGAAAGTGCGAGCTGAGGTTAACCGTCGTGCAGGTGGCGGAACAAAGAGTCCTGTTAAATCCGTTGACCAGATGGCTAGAGAGGTGATAGCAGGCAAGCATGGTAATGGACATGAGGCGCGTAGGAAGTCATTAGGTATCTCACAGGCGCAGTATAATCAAGTTAGAGCAAGAGTAAATCAGTTGGGATAAACAAAAAAGCCCCGCTTCGGCGGGGTTAAACAAATTCACTATTATACAGCTATCTTAAGACGTTATAAAAAACTATACATATATCTCGATATAAGATATAATATATATAATAAAGATAACTTGCGATGGATAAGGCTGGGTTCCCGAATGGGAGTATGTGGTTAACCACTTAGAATTCCTTTGCCCCTGAGGTTATCTTTTTTTCATGCCCTCTTTTAATTTATCATATATATACTCAGGGTCTGCTTCAATTTCTTTATAAATTAAATCGATTGTTCTCTGTGAGTATCTGTATATCACTTGTTTCCCCGATTCCCCAGATTGAAATTGAAAGCAATAAGCCTCATCTGATTTTAATTCGAAATAATCCACGAATAACAAGAATACATGCATATTAATTCCAAATTCAATTTCGCTTTTACCTAATCTCTTTTTTAACGAATTAATACAATTTTTTGCACTATGAGGATGTGTTTTATTTGGATCTTTTATTTCTCTTAATACCTTAATTTTCACATCCGAATTATTATCGATGCCAACGAATGAAGTTGCTTTACTCTTATCTTTTACTAAAAAATGTTGATGCTCTATAACTATGGCAAATTTACCATGAGCGTTAGATTTCTTGCTAAGATAACTAATCTCTTCATTTACATCAATTATTTTCTTCGCAATTTCTTCTGGATATTTAGCGATTATCTTGCTATTATCAATCGCTTCCATTGAGACATTTAGTGTAAGGAAATTTTGAGGAATTAGAGTTGTTACATCAAAATTATGAAATTCACTTAATTTCTCGGAAAAGTTAATTACGCATGATTGAAACAAGGGAATATAAACCATTTCATATTCTTCTGTTATAAAGTGAGTGCTCGTATTACGTAGCTCAATTATCTTTTCTAAATTTTTTCTTAAGGGGTCTTTGTCGTTGGTAAATATTTGTTTAACGGCATACTCTAACGAAATTGTTCTATCGCTCTCTTTGTAGTAAATGCTATTTTCTCCAAATTTTTTTATAAGGTGTGATTTCAACATTAGTTCCCAAGCGTTACAGATAAAAAAGGCGAATCCCTCAACTCTGTATTGTATGGTGGGTTTATTGTAGATTTCAATTCCTAGTATAAATGCTTCGTGACTTTTATCTAATAATCTGTCCGCAATTGGTTTTTCAGTTGCCAAAATACCCACGCCTTTTCTAAAAGATTGTAATTTTTATTATACTTTATATATACAAAGGATTCATTAAACATTTATATATTGTTATAAATATAAACACAAAAACCCCGCTTCTCAGCGAGGTCTCAAGGGGGTTATTAAATATCATTACATCATTTTCCATTTTCTCTTAAATAAACTGTATAGTTCTCATCTTCACCTTTATTAGTTAGGTCATGAGAACTGTTTGTTGAACTATCAATTATTTTTATAATTATTTTTAATGAAATGAATGCAATCACTAATAAGAAAGATTCAACAATAGTTATTGTAGTAAATTCATGTATAAAATCAGGAGGTAAATCAGGTGGGGGAGAGTTAAATCTATAAATTTTGTCCACGATAAATAGAATGCTGTGAACTATAACTAATCCCAACCAAATACGGAAGATATTCTTACTTAAGTTTAAATTTATCTTTGATACTGAATAAAATTTAGGTGTATTATTTTTAATTATTAAGGATTTGTAGAGCAGACCTAAAACATCATCCTCAAATAAATCGACTTGTCTCTCCCAGTTATCTTGCCAGGTTTTACTACCCTCATTGACCTTCCACCAACTGTAAGCAAAGACCGATCCTATACAACTAAGAATAACGACATATATACTTGATGACATATCTCTTTCTGAGGATACAAGTAAAAAGTAGCCAGCAAATGTCGCAGCAAGAAAAGTCCAAAAATAAGTCGCTCTTTTCCAATACAGTTCTATTTCAAATTTTCTAATATCCAAAGCATAATTAAGAGCCATCATTTTTCTCTTTTTATCAAATTTATCTAGATAATCATCTTGATTAATAGTTGTACTTTTACTTTTATCGTTCTCATTCAATTAAAATCACCTCTTATTTAGATAACTATAGTATATATCGGTAATTAATTCATTACTAAACAGTTGTTAAAGGTTTATCGTTACTTGTGTAGAATAGGATATTTAAGGAGGTTAAGTATGAGAAGAGAATTTGAAGCATTCGCTTATCTATGGTCCATCCATGATGCAATTATTGATCGGTACCCTAACGCCAACAATCATTATGGTAACTACAATCAAGTTGTTAACTACGCACTCTACAATTACGGTTTTGCCTTCACTGAGCAACAAAAAAGAGACCTACATCAATCGGTCTCCGTACGCAACGACATTTGTCATTTCCGCCACATAAGCTACGACGACTTAGTAACACTCGAGCGCTTATCCTCATCGCTTATACCCGCTAAAATTTCTTCCCACAGTCGATCCTCATCTAGATCCTCTAAACGCTGCTCAAAGGATTTTTCAAAAGGACATTTCATCATTTAGCCGCTTTCTATATCTTAATAAGGTTTCTTTAATATTCTTTTTTAATACTGTTTTTGTGCCTCCAACTGTGCCTGTTCGCCCATTTATCCAGTAACGCCAGTGTAGTGATTTTAGCTCTGATTCACTTGGATTGTCTTCAACACGGATATTCATTTTGCGGAAGAAACTTCTCATCAAGAAAAGATCGTCAGCAATCAATTTAAGCATCTGTTGGTGCATATCGAAATTTTGGGCATGTATATTGTGTATATACTCTCTAGTTAGACGAGTAATCACATAAACGCGTATTGTTATCTCTGGACGGTTGTCAATTTCCTTTGCGGCCAAGTCTTCAAAAGGTGCGGCTTTCGCAATTTCTATCACAGCTTGCTTAATGTCCATATTTGATCTTCCTTCGTTTTAGGTTACTGATAGTATATGCGAATAAATGTTCGTATACAACTAGAAAAAAGAACCAATTAAAATTGATCCTTTTGCAGTGCTTAACTTGTAATAAACTACTTGTCCGCAATCATAAGCTAATAGCACGCCAAGCTAAGCTATTAGCTTTTAGTTGTATTTCCCCGTCAGGTACTACCGTCAAAATCACTTTTATTCCTCAGACTCACTATTACCGCTATCATCGGTCATGTCGTATAGGTCATCTACTTTCACGTTCAAAATAGCCGCCAATTTGAATAATTTATCGACTCGCGGAAAAGAAGCGCCAGTTCTCCATTTGGAAATTTGAGCTTGCGAAACCCCCATTTTTTTTGCAATGAATACATTTTTCAATCCTCTTTCATCGATCAATTCTCCAATTAAGCTCTTCATTTTATCACCCTTATGTAAAATTCTACGCTTAATTAGGACAACCCTTTTATTCATAAAAAGAAAAAAATCTTGCATTTAAGTTATATGCCAAGCAATACCGCTAATATCATGTATCAATCGACAACAGAGGAGTGATCACATGAGTAATAAGTGGGTGCGATCTATTAGCTTCAACAAGACAAATAAAGATGACATTCTAAGACTGCAGCTAATCGGCAAAAAATCTTTTTCGCGATTTATCAAAAAGCTCTTGGATGATGAAATCAAACGGAAAGGGCTACTACCATCCGATACTACTCACACCGCTACACCACAGCCAGAGCGCAAGGTACTACCAACTAAACTGGTAGCAACGGTAACACCTAAAAAACCACAAACACCGCCTCCATATAATCCGATGCTTAGTAGGTCACAAAGATGATTCTAGAGCTGTTGTTAGGCGGTGCAGCGTGGCTAGGTGCCGAGTATCTTAAAGAGGGCCATACCGACAAACAGAGGTTAGACCGGATATTCCGAAAGTGTGGTTTATACATCAAATACAACCAAAAAGAGGATACACCAAAGTTGCTGAGGACGAAGAAAGCGAGCGACCATACCGAATACGTTTACCGATTACCGGAAGGACTTACCTTCACAGATTTTAAAAAGAAAAAAGAAGCAATCGAAACGAGCCTCAATGGATCCAAGGAAGGCTTTAAGTTAACTAACATTAAAAATGTGGATGTGAACAAAGGGTTAAAACAGAACATCAAACGAATCACGAACGGAGAGACATACAAAAAAGAGGTTTTGTTGAGCTATGACACTACATTAAAAGTAAAGATCTATAATCATCCCTTAACCGAGTATCTTCCGTACGAAAACAACTGCAAAGACTGGGCGGTACCGATCGGTGTAAGCAGGGATAAAGAGATAAAGCACGATTTTGATAAGGTCATGCACATGGTTGTGGCAGGTACGACAAGGTATGGTAAATCAATTTTTTTAAAGACGGCCATCACGACTCTTATATCTAATCAACCTGATAATGCCTTATTTACATTAATTGACCTCAAAGGTGGTCTAACCTTTAGCCGTTACAGTAAATGTCCTCAGATACAAGGTATTGCGAGCGACGCAGAGGAAGCGTTGGAGAGACTGGAAGCAATCAACGTACAAATGGATGGAGTCATGTCCTATTTGAAAGAAGGTGGCTACGAGAACGTACAAGAGGCAGGTATAAAGGCAAGGCACTTTGTCGTTATTGATGAAGGAGCAGAGTTGGCGCCGGGCATTGAAAAGGATAAAGAGCTGAAGCAAATCAAGAACCAGTGTGAAGTGATCTTATCACGTATAGCACGAATAGGCGGGGCGCTCGGTTATCGGCTAATCTACGCCACGCAAACGCCATACAGCGAGGTACTTAATCACAATATTAAGCAAAACTGTGATGCTAAGTTGTGCTTTAAGCTGCAGACTGATAAAGCGAGTGAGGTTGTGCTAGGTGAGGGGATAACGGATGCTGCACACCTGCCATTTATAAAAGGTCGTGGTGTTTACCTGACAGACCGCAAATACATTGTGCAAACACCGATGATAGAAAATGATTATATCGAGGGAGTGGTAGAGCATGCGAGTAAAAACAGTCGGATCAGTCAGTGATTTTTTAAATAATAGAGATTGTCCACCAAAGCCAACTAAAAAAAGAGCTGCCAGTAGACAGCTAAACATAAAAGTCGGCACCGGATTGGCAGCGGGGGCAACCGCAATCGCTATATCCAATGCAAAAGCTAAATCAGTTTATGCGAGTGCAACCGAGACTATGCCAATGGACGCTATTCCTGCATGGAGTCCGATTGATAGCGCAAAGGAAACCATCGTAGAAGCGTTTATGCCACTTGTTGACGCGATCCAAGCACTATCATATCCTATTGCGCTTGTGATGCTTACAGGCGGCGCGTTGATGTTTATGATTAACCAAAAGGAGCGTGGGGTGGGATTGATACAAAATGCCAGTATCGGCTATATACTGGTCCAGCTAATGCCGATTTTTATGAATTTGCTAGTTGGGATCGGCGGAGCCTTGGCATAAAAAAGAAGCGTCCACATTCGGCGCTTTTTTTCTTTTTATTAATATTTATTTCGTTTTACTTCTCTATATACATCGAGCGAGCGTCTCATAAAGTCAGCCTCTTCTTTGCTGTATTCATCTATCCTATGTGGTATATGGATTATACCTAGTAAGAAATCAGATGACACATTGAATATCTCGCAAAACCTAACAAGAGTAGCGTAATCCATCTGTCTTTTATCCTGCTCATAATTAGCATAGGTAACTTTATGGATGCCTAACTTATCAGCTACCTCGTACTGATAAAGATTATGTCGTTTTCGTATGTAGGCTAGTCGTTCGCCAAATGTTTCCATATAGATGCCCTCCGCCCCTAGAATATATCGGGACGGTTTTACAGTCTGTTAATAATCCGTTTTGTAGTTAATTATAAAATTAAAATCCACTTTATTTTTCTGTTTGACGAACAAATGTTTTGTGATAATATATTTTTATAGGGTAATGTTTCCCAACAAAGAAAACCTTGAATTAATCAAAGATTTTAAAAAAATAGTAATAAAAAACTAAATTTCGACAAATTACACGTTGTTTTTGTTTTATAATTTTCCCAATACAAAGTGTGTGTATAAAGTGTTACGTTTAAAATGTTCGACAAAACAAAACTTTTAAAAAAGTCGAACTGGAAATGGGGTCCCTATGTCAGAAGTACTTTTTAACTCAATAAACAAGTGGTTAAGCAAAGAGGGAAATAAGCAAATTGACATTACACATAACACAGGCATTGCAAAATCCCTTATATCAGATGTAATTGATAAAAAAGGTAGTAAAGACTTAAGATTCTCGAAAACGCTGTCTGTACTTAGGTACATAGAAGAAGATTACTTAGAGGTAATGGACGATTATTGCAGAACGCTTAAAAAGCCAGTTGGTATACTTAATTCACTTGAATACGCTTCTAATTTCGAAAGACAAGAGTTAATGGATGATTTGCTTACCGAGTATAAAGATCACCGTGGTGAGGTTAAAGAATGGGTAGAAATATACCGTTTCAATAGGGATAGAAACATCATGACTCCGGAAGTGGCATGGGAAAAGTGTCGCGAACTATATGGACGAGTTACAGTTCCAGATGCCCAACTCAAGTTAGACTTAATTGAAACATCAATACATTTCCGTAATGATCAATATAACATTAGATCTTTCATAGATCGTGTAGAGAGAAAGATAGGTACTTTGAAAGAAGGGTTTTTAAAAGATTCGCTTAAGGTTAAGTACCATTTGAATTATTCTTTTGTTTGTCTCTACGAGAATGAAGATATTGACGAAGCAATTATGCATGCAAAAGAGGTAACGAAGAGCAAGCTTGTGCCAATTTATTTAGTAGCATGCGCTTATCATTTATTAGGCCATGCTGAAATGTATCGTAATAAAGAGCTATCTTTACACAATTTAAAAGAAGCAAAAAGGTTGTATAAATTAGCTTCAAGTAGTAAGGCTGCTCAAATAGAGCAAGACATTCAGTTTGTATTGAATGTTCATGGTGAATATCAGGAAATAGAATCTTTAAAGGACGAAGAATTGGCATTCCAATACTTAGTAAGGAAAGAAAATGAGAAAGCAAGAAAAGCTTTAGAAACGGTTGATAAAAAATCTCCTTTTGCTCTTCTTTACTTAGGGATTGCAACTAAAGATATTAAACCAATCATTAAAGGATACGGTTTAATGAAGCAATCAGGAAATAATTTCTTTGCTCAATTATTTGAAAGAGCAATTTCGGAATATCAGTGAAGGGAGGTGAGAAATTGAAGAAGTTATTACTTTCAATCGTCGCTGTGACTATCCTAGTATCTGGATCAGTTACTTTGACGGAAGTAGCGGGACCAACACAACCGGGAACAGGTACAGCGCCTACTAGTACACCACTTAGCGGACCGACACAACCAGGTACAGGGACATAA